GTGCAAAGCCCCCGTGCTCCCATTATCACTAACAGCCCATTATAAATTTTGGCTCCGTCCCGAGGTTACGATCCTCGCATGTGTTCCCACATCCTTCTGATTAACAGTCAGAGGCCTTCACCGAGCCAGCCCGGACGGAATTGATAAAGTATTTATTCAACACATTATACTAGTCATTTTTTAATTGTCAACTAGTATGATGACATTTTTTGGCGACCGACAGGGGTAACGATCCCCTCTGATTCTCTTGCGTGACAGGCAAGCGACCACTCCATGCAGTCCCGTCGGCCATTATTCTTTGGTGGAGCCCCCAGGATTCGAACCTGGACCTTTTCCTTAACGTGGAATTGAGAAAGTTTGCTGTCCGTATCCTATCAGGATAACCGTCTTTAACTATGCTACCATTACACTAAGGCCCCATTAAATTTTTGGTGGGTGTTGAAGGAGTCGAACCATTTGGCAACCGCCCTGCTTAACAACGCCTACCGGGTTACAGCCGGCAACAGGGAGCAACACCCAAAATCTTAACATTGTTGAACACACTATAACACATGATGCCTAGCCGTCATGCTAACATAGGAGTACGGTTCCAATTAAGTATACCGATATAGTCTAGTATGCTCAACAATACTAAGAAGTATTGTAATTAAATTTTTAAAGAATTTGTGCTGATCACTCAACAACATGTACACAGTATAGCGCCTATACTAATTTGTGTCAAGCGTTGATGATGAAAAATTTATTGTTCAGAAAGCAAAGGGGTCTACTATGACTAGTGTACCATCTTTTCTTTTCATAACGTTATGACCTTGTTCGTTTAGAAGGTCAAACTCTAAATCTGAATCTTTTGATATTGTATGAAGTTGTTGCATTAGCGAAAATAGATTTTTGTTTTTTTCTGCTAGTTGTAGCAACTTCTTTTTTTCTTTTTGAACTTCAGTCTGATATTTTGGCAATGCTTTTGATCCATGATTTTCTAATATTTTGATAACATCTTCGTAGGATTGATTGTACATTGCTGCTCTTGTCATTGCATATACCAATGTCCATTCTAAGTCATTAAGTTTATGCAATTTTTCCATATTAACCTGATACAGTTCTTCTGTACCAAATTTTCTTTTTTCTATTGGACCAAACTTAGGTAAATGTATGTTTGGATTTTCTTTACTGAATTTTGCCATTGCAAGAAATCCTGCTGCGGCACTATCAGTTTTTCTATCCTTTTCGCCAATAAAAACTTTTACGACATCGGTATCATCTTTTTTAGTAAAGACAATGGCATCTATGCCCTTTCCAATACTTTTATATCCAGCCGCTGTTAATTGGTTTTTTAGATCAATTAATGTTTGCTTGTCTGTATATTCTTTGATGATTTCCGTACATTTCATATGTTATTATTTATCATAGTTCAACACACTCAAACGGGTCTGTTCGCCTATCCTCGCACAGCCGTTCCAGCCGAGGTAGGGTAGAATGTGCTGAACTATGGCGGCAGTGTTGCTGCCTAAGGAATCCCGGCGCCCAGTGCTAAGAGAACACCTACATGCCACCCTACTCTTACCATAGTTCAACACACTTCCCAACTTAACCCGGGTAGTTGTTTGTACAGTAGAAATGTGTTGAACTATGGACCCCACCGTTAACTGGTCATATCCCTAGAGTTACTTTTATGTCGGTTGATGCACGGTGGGCACACATGCCGACATGTCGTAAGTTATTGTACTATTGCCTGCCCTAGAGATTAGGTACCTACTCTAGTGACTCATACTGGTTGACGACAACAACCGCTGCTCTTATAAAAACCATAGTTCAACACACTATTGGCGTGATAAGATCAGAGCCATCTCGTTTAAAGGTTGCTATTACTGAGCAAACCTCCACTAATGTGTTGAACTATGGCACCACTCCCTAAAGTGGATTCATAGTGTCTTTGTAACAGGACGACGATCCTGCTGTATCTTCAGAGAGGATAATCATACTCTACAGCGGCGTATGATTATTTTTCGCCAGTTTGTGCATAGTAGAATAGGGACTCTCTACTAGAGGCATGGCACCTACGTTTGTCAGATACCCTGTTAATTCAAGTCGCTTACACCGTTACCGGGTTTCTCGCTTCATACGCTTACCGCATATTGTACCCTTAAGTTTTAATATGGTAGCAGGGCTCGAACCTGCATTGGAATAGTCCGTCGCACTAGCTATTCTGATCAGGTTTTGCCATGAGTGCGAGGCCAACGTATTACTCGTTGATGCCCATCCGTATTGGCTTGTCCTCGACCGTGTTCTCCGATTTCACCATACCATATTGAAACACACTTCACAATACATAGACGGTCCTTATATCTTTACGATACCGTTCTTCGGGAGGAGTAAAGGCTCGTTGACCCGATTAAGTATTCTTTCCGCTACTAGCCAAGAAATGTGTTTTAATATGGCTCCCCGCCGGGAACCAACCTTTAGTCACCTAATTGGAACTACTTGATCTTTACCAGAAGCGACTCTGACGATCTTTTGTTCCTCAGTTGGAATAAGGCTTACCATATTAAAACACACTGGTGAGTATTGTCCTCACAAACGGCCCATTATCGCAGGCTACTGAATCACGGGGCTGACCCTACAAGCTTCAATGTGCTTTAATATGGTGTCAAGTCCTCGGGCTTGACCAGTATAGACTACAGTCTATACTCCCTCTGTCCCCTGGTAAACCCCAGGATCAACCATATTTCAACACACTGCTGAACAATCGTCAGTCTTCCTAAACAATCGTTAGGATCAATGTGTTGAAATATAGTGACCCTTTGTAGGCAGGACTCGAACCTGCAAGTGGCGTTTATTTCCACTGGACCCATTGAGGGCCTATGTTTACCAGTTTCCATCACTACGGGTCCTCGGAGTCATGACTTCCGAGTATGGTTGAGGATAATTACTCCTCTCTGTTAGACGCAATTTGAGTTCGATCTAAAAGAGGACTCTTAGGGACCTCAAGCGGCTCTTTCTAACATTTACCATAGTTCAGCACACTGTGCAATTAAACCTTTGCAATGCCATTGCTGATTCGGGTTCGAACAATGTGCTGAAATATGGTGTCTAGCCGTCACGGCTTTTTGCTAGACTTCCCTCGACAGAATCTCTTGATTCCTTACCGCACCATTCGATGTGTGTGGGATACTTTTTGGTGGGCTATCGAGGACTCAAACCTCGCAACATCTCCTCATGAAAGAGATAGGATTTCCAATCACTCTAAAGCCTATATCTTGGTGGAGGCTGATGGATTCGAACCACCGTGCTGTTAAGACCTGATTTACAGTCAGGCGCAATCGACCGCTCTGCCAAACCTCCGAAATACCATATTTCAACCTACTGATCGCTTCTGGATGGCACCCATATGAATCTTGAAGAAACATATACGATCTACTATACCAACACCCAGATTTAGGGAGATAGCTGTCCCGGCAGTAGGCTGAAATATGGTATCACGTTACGTCAACGAACACTAGTAAAAACCCAGTGTCTCTGCAACGTAATACCTTGAAACCGTTAAATTGTATAAAGAACTAGTTGATCTCTCAACTCATGCATGTATTGTAGCACCTGCACGAATTATTGTCAACTGACATTTGCTATGCTCTGTAGGCTGATGCTTCGTAAATCTAACTGGGATTCGAACCCAGGCCCCCGGCGTGCAACCGAGTGTCCTATCCACTAGACAATTAGAACTCTCACAGTATAACACGGCAATGCTAAACCGAGAGGGAAGCAAACAAACCTTCTGCAGGTTGCCGCCTATCAGCCTACAGAACACAGCAAATTTTTAAAGATCGTCAAGCTGATTTCTCAGCATGTTGACAGTATAACACTAATAGCATTTACTGTCAAAAACTTTTTATGGAAGAATTTTCTTAAAAATCTTCAAACTACGCCGATAGGCCCTTTCCTCGTGCGACCAGTGTTCAACCAGTTCAAGTGGTCCACGCTGAACAGTCTTAGCAGAAGAATACAACCATTTCTGCCAGTCAGAATGACTCAGCTTCTGTTTTTTACGAGTAATCATGCCGTTCCAGACCATGAATGCCCAGGCTCTAGCCGCACCAGTAGCGGTAGAATATTTTCTACCATCGATTTTCACAATCGTGACCGAGTTAATAACAATCTTGCTCACTCACTATCCTTTAGGATCATCACTGGTGATGTTGTTAATAAGATTACTGTCATCCACAGTTTCATAACTATAACACTCTTACGTTTTATTGTCAAACACTTTTTAGAGGTTCAACAGTTCACGCTCTTCTTGCGTCAACTTAGCCAGAGCCGCACTACGACGTTCAGCCTTCTGACGTTCTTCTTCCAAGAGAAAAAGCCGATGACCAACCTCAAACTTGAGGTCTTGGAGAACGATGTAGTTGCACTCGGTGTATTCCGGTGTAAGAAGATACCCATCTTTCCAGGAAACCCAATCGTTATTCCTCACCGCGAATTTGCCTTCACGAACACTCATACTGAAGCCAGCAGTAGTTGCGTCTTCAAGAGTTTTCATCAAGAGCGGGAAGTACTCAGCACGTTCTTGCTCAACACGTTCAGCTTGATACTTTGCTTGGGCTTCAGCCATTTGTTGCTTAGTCTTACGAGCCATTTTGTTACTCCGTTATCTAACTGTCTATGTAGACATTATATGACCAATCCGATTTATTGTCAAACCAATTTTGCGAGTTCTTTTTTGACAATACGGTCCAGTCGCTTTTCATTCTCAATCACAACTTCACCGACCCACATCAGAATGTTACCCTTCATAATGCGAGCCTGAATCAGATCGGGTTCAAGACCCAGACGGGTACGCAGATCAGTACTGTTAACTTTTTGCTTAACGACGGTGTACATATCCGACTCCTTAAATCAATCAATACATATATTGTATATCCAAACCCATTTATTGTCAAATTTTGGTGCCCTAGACAGGATTCGAACCTGCAAAACCTGATATCTCAAACCAGTATGTTTACCACTTTCATCACCAGGGCATTATTTCGTTTGGCGGAAGATCACGGAATCGAACCGTATCCACATTACTGGACCATCTGTTTTCGAGGCAGTGATAATCCCAGATTATTTGATCTTCCTGGCAGAAGGTGTGGGAGTCGAACCCACGTGTCCATTATACGTGAACCATCATCTTTCCAAGATGCGCCGATAGGCCTCTCCGGCAACCTTCTAATATTTTGGTAGGTCTTGTTGGAGTTGAACCAACGATCTTCACTATGTCACAGTGACGATTTTACCACTAATCTAAAGACCTAAGAATACCTTTTAGTCTAGTCAAATCTTGGGCGGATAGAAACATTTCAAACTTCAGTTCTTCCCGCATAGGTTCAGACTTTACTATTTCTACCGTTTTAAACTTTAGATTATAAATCTTATTATCGTGATTGTCTATTAATGAAGTTAGTTCCGCATAGGCACGATAGTCTTGATTGTCTACTAGCAACGTGCGAGATTGTTCAACTAACTTCATTTTATGACTTCACCCAAATAGTTAATCTACATCAGAGTCTGAAGACTTTTCACGCTTGCCTGCTGTTTTACGTGCTTGTTCTGCACACAGTTCAGCGTCTATCATAGCACGTTTCCAGTGTGGATAAACTTCACGTGAATAACGCATAGATGCTAGACGCATCTTTAGTGGCTTACTCATTTTATAACTTGATGTTGGTTTTTGCATTTTTTCCTTCTATAGTTTTGTTGAGTTTAATTTGTAACGAGATATTTGTCAAATACTTTTATTCCAAAACACACGTATTTATGATGTGTTTTGGAATATCCAGACTAGCTGGATATATCAGAGCTATACTCTGATCTGCTATTTATACTTATGTGTTATCGCCACACTTTCATCCAGCAGTCCGCCCGTTTAGTAGTTTATTTAATGTGCTCTACTAGGACCTCGTTTCCTGTTAGCACCAAGTAAAACCCCCGAGACTTTTTAGGTTTCGGGGGTTTGGTTTAAAGAACTTTACAATATTACTGTTTCATCTACCCCCGAATTATTTTTCCTTTATTCTGGTCGCCACGTAAACTAATAAAATATGTGGGCGCCGGCATCTGTTCGCATAGTCTAGACCATGAGAAGGCTGATGGTGAAAAATGATTCATGTAGTTTTTCATATAAGTATTTAGTAATTACCTAATAATATGATTATTTATCTCTGTTTTTAATGAAATAATTTAATTGTGGTAATTCAAATCTGGGTCTATATCTGTTATTTCAAATTCATATGGATAATTTATAGATAACTCTTGCATACTTTGATTTAAAAAACTTATATATTCCTCAATAGCTTCTTGATTACTCCATAAACGTATGGTAGTATAGTAAGTGTATTTATTTAAATATAAACCAGTTGTTGCGGCTTGATTGACAAGTGGATTATATTGTATAGCATCAGTTTTACCTTCCAATAACATTGCTTCACGTTTATTTTTTACCAAATTAAAAATATTGTTTGAAGTATAGTCAATCAATGATAAGCCCGTTGCAGGGACATCAGTCCAAGTAATTGTTAATTGTTTCGTCATTGACATTTTATTTTATTCTCTTATATGAGATATTTAGTGTTTCATACTAAATTTACGACTCTGATAAGATAATAAATCTTAATTTTCAACAAATTTTAGTTGATTAATAATGTTTAGTGTATTCTCTTGAAACGATTTGTACATTATCCATTGCCAATTATTTTTGTATTTGAGTTCAATTTTTTCACGATACACTGACCAGTCATTAAATAGTGAAGAATTCTTAATAATATATTTTAATATACCACTATTTGAAGCTTGTCTTGAAACGAAAATAAAATCACAGGATTCTGCAATTCTTTTAGTTTGTAATGTAACTGTTTCATCATTATCCGGTAAACACCAATAATTAGTTCTATATGTTGGATGTACAAATGTTCGTGAAAAAACTCTAAAAATTTTGTCTCCGAACGGTTCAACACCCATCATTAAAACTAAATTAGCTGGATCTTTATCGTACACATATCCGTATTCAAGCATTCTATCTATGCTTTCAATAGTGTAATTTCTACTAAGCTTTTCATTTAAGTTTAATGCATATCGTAGATGATTTAAAAAATTTTCATCGTAATCCACTTTATCATGATGCTTTACTATTTTATAGTAAAAACCACATTTCAATTTAACTATCATAATTAAGATTCTACCGATCCCATTAAATGTAATCTTTGTCTATTGCTACAATTAATAAAAGTATGTTCTTTAGTTGTGTCAACCAAATATATCTGTCCCACTGGCAAATGTTCTAAATGACCATTTTTAAATAAAAAGTAACATTCTGAATTTGTAATGATTGGTATATGGATTCGTGGTGTTGTATCCGCGTGGATGCTATAACATGACCAAGGTTCAACCATCATAAATCTGGTGCGTTTTAAATTGTATTGAATTATTAGATTTTCAAAAAAAGTATTTTTGTAGTTCTCATTCAAATTCACATATTCTAAATCCGTGCCATCACCTTTTCCTAAACCACTTATATATGGATTTTCATTTGTTTTATATTGCAGACTTGCTTGTTTACACTTACCATAATCAACCCACTTGATATTGTCTTTAAAAGAATCATACGCAGATAAGAGTTGAGTTACATCAATTGAATTAATAATTTTAATCATAATTTATTTTAAAACGCAGTGTTATTCCTGTTTTTACTCCCTTAAATTTTGACGTAGCATGTATACGTCTATTATCAAATAGTATTAAACTACCTATATCAAACGGATAAGCTTTGCCACTTAACCCATAAAGAGTTTCTTTTGGATAATGATTCAAATGTGTGTAAAGTTCATCGCAAATATTTTCATTTGTTAAATTTCTAACGGGATATTCAAATGGGCAACCTTTTACGCCTATATTAGTTGTAAAATACTGTACGGGTAAATGCATGCACCAGGTAACGCTGTCTAAATGCCATTCTTGATCAAATATGATCAAATTTGGTAATGCTTCGGTATAAGCTAAAGGTATTACTACATTAATTTCATTTTTCTGAAAAGTTTTGAAATCTGTGTGAGGCAAATAAGGTTCAGAATGTTTATAGAAATTACCTGTGCAATATGTAATCTTATATTCACAGTAACTTTGTATTAATGGTACAAGTAAATGCAAACATTCACGCGGAGTGAGTTTGTTCATTGTAGTAGTGTCATAAGTAGTAGAAGAATTATATTCATCTAAGCAAAGTCGTATAATATTTTTGTCTATACAATTGAATTTTTGAATCACCGATGACATAAATATATTTATCAACTAAAATGTTTAGAAAATGAAATGTGGATGGATTGAAAATAGACTTAGTATAGAAACAGATGGCTATACTAGAGCTTGTTGTTTAGAGACAGATAACGCGGCAAGAATTAGTTATATAAATTCAGGAATTAATAGTTCTTTTAACAATAAAATTTTACTTCAATTACGAGATGATTTATCAACTGGATTTAATGAAAAAACAAAGCCATTTTGTAATCGTTGTGCAGAACTAGAATTTAACAAAGAACCAAGTTTAAGAACTACCACATCTTTTTTAAGTGATAAAAGAGAATTAAAGTATTTACAATTTAAATTAAGCAATCAATGTCAACTAGCATGTGCTCATTGTGGTAGTGATCGTAGTAGTACATGGGCAAAAATTAATAACGAAAATCCTCACGTAAAAAAAGCATTTGATATTACTGATTCGTTTTTAAATGAACTTAAAAGCATTTTGCCAACATTATCAGTAATTAAATTTTCAGGCGGTGAACCATTTTTACAACCAGAACATTGGAAAATTTTAGAAGCGTTAAAATCGGAAAATAGAAGCAACTGTGAATTGCATTATATAACTAATGGAATAAGTCCTTTCAGACAGGAATTATGGGAAGGATGGAAAAACATAAACTGCTCAATAAGTGTTGATGGTTTTGAAAAAAGTTATGAATGGTTTAGACGAGGTAGTAATTGGGATATGTTGTTGCAGAATATTAACAAACTAAAAAAATATAGTAATGTTTCCATAAATTATTCAGTAACACCATATACTATTTCTGATTATTTAAAAGCTAAAGAATTTTGGTCCGATAAATATCACTTCAGTGAATTTTCTATCGTATATCCTGATCACTGTAGTATGCTTAAATTTCCCATGAGTTTTATAACTAAACTTAAGAATTTTGAAAAAATTCCATATACATCGTCATGTGCGACTACTGGAAATATTCATATATTTAGAGAGTGGGCAAAAAAGTCCGATTTGTATTGGAATACGATTGATCAGTCAAAAAAACTATTTTGGTGGATGAATGACTAATTTCTATAAAGAATTAAACGATATTGATAATTGGCAAGAATTAACTAATTTTGTTCTTTACGAAATACAGCATAAATATGCTGATGTATTTAATCGTATAAACAATCTAAGTTACATAGAACTGCCAGAGGAGTTTTTTGTGGGTTTAAAACCAAAAATAGACAAAGTTTTTGAAAAATATAATATTCATTGCAAACTTGCCGCAGTATACGTAACGTATGAAGATAAACATGGCGATATTCATTGTGATAATAGACCTGAAAATTATCGAATAAATTTGCCCGTTTTAAATTGCCAAAATACTAAAACTCAATTCTATTCTGTTTCAAATTTTAGATGGTATCGTAATTCTCTATATATTGTAAAATTGCCAGCACACGACGCAGACGTAAAACTTATTGATGAATTTGAGCTTAGCATGCCAACAGTGGTCAGTGTAAATGATTGGCATTGTGTAAAAGTATCTAATCAATTGCCTAGAATTTCTTTAACACTTTCTTTTGAAGAAGATTTGCAATTTTTAATAAAATGAACTTTTTTTATCTTAACTTGCCACGAATTCCATCTAATTTAACAAAACTATGCTTTAAAAATATATCTTTAGCCTCTTCTGATCCTTTTTTAATAGAAATGAACAAAAAAGAAGGTGTAAGTCATAGTATTACTTATTTGCCACCAGAAGTAAAAATCTGGCTAATTGAAAACATAATCAAAATATTAGATCCAACTTTCGAACATCCAGAATTAATTAATAACATGTATTTACACATAAACAAATACATAGAACATCGTGAAGGGAACGGTGTACATCCAATTCATATAGATTACGGAAGAAAATTTGCTTTCAATTATATACTAACCCTAGGAGCAAACAATTTACCAATTACCACCTGGTACGAGAATGATAAAACAACTATAATAGAACAACACGCTATAGAACCTAATCGATGGCACTTAATAGCAGTTAATCCTGTATTTCACGGCGTAAGAGGACAGGAAAAAAATCAATTACGTACCATCATTAGTTTATGTTATGATCCTTTTGATTTGAATAATTTCAATCCAAAAAAACAATTTGAAAATATTATTATATGAGCTATTTTTATGAACTAAACATTAAATGCACCATTAACGAAAAATTATGTGATTTCGTTACACAAAGCCAAAAATGGCAAGTCAAATCAGCATTTGAATATATTGAAATTCCTAATAATTTAATTCAAATGGATCAAACTATTAAGTATTTCGTAAACGAGTTTAACGCAGAACCACTGATATTACGTATGTCACCGAACACTTTTTATAGATTTCATATAGATACTTCCAGAACATGTGCAGTAAATATGTTGATATCTGGATCAGATAGTAATTGTTACTTTGGACAAGTTTCCGAGAATGAAGAAATCATAAAAAACGTTACGGAATTAAAATACAGTCCAAATCAATATTATCTATTTAATACTAAAGAAAAGCACGCAGTATTAAACAAAAATAATTTTAGATATTTGCTTAGTTTAGGTATTTATAAATTAGATTATGAAACTGTCTATAACAAATATAAAAAGGATCATTGCTATGACTATGGACTTTAAATATTTGTTAGCTTATGATCTTTTAAATCGTAATCTGAATAATTAATCAATAAGTGTTTATCTTTTTCCCATTCTGAACGATTAATAATTAAACTCTCCAAATCATTATTAGCGTATTTTGTTTTTAATGACTCATTATGATAATTTTTAATTTCACTTATACCTAAACTTAATTTTTCAGCAAGTTGCTCTTCTGATGCATTGTACCATTCGTCTTCATAAATAAAAGTTCTTTTATTTAAAAAATAATCTATATCTAGCTTGTTACCATGAAGATTAGATAAAAAATTCTTATATGTATTTTTAAACTTATCATAACACTGCAATATGTAAATAAAGTCGTTAAGATGTTCTTTACTATAATAGAATGAAGTTATTTGTGGTTGTGAATTACTAACATTATAATGAGACAATTTTAATTCGCTGAATAATCCTAAATATGATAAAAATTGATTTATTTTATTTTTGCGTTCTAAAAATATCAAATCATAATTTTGAATTATAAATTTTTCAATATCATCAGGCAAATCAAATGGATGAACTTTTATCATATTATTTGGATAAGATTTTATTAACTCCAATCTTTCCATTTGTATTTTATATTTGTCATCCCACCATTTTCTATAAACTCTGTTGTGAACATTCTTTACAATTTTATTGTTTTTCAAAACGTAATTTGATTCAATAACACGATCAACACTAAAATATTCTGCTAAATTAGCAACATATCCCCAATTATCTCTGGCTATATTAAATAATTTAGTTGTTAATATAGTGGATGCTGTTCGTGGAGTAGATATGACTAATGGCTTCATTATTCTAAATTATCTACGTGCTCTTGGCGCTTTTTGAAGTTCGTTTTGATCATTACCTTTTTTATAACTCTTTGCAGTAATACCCTTCACACCATACGTTACATCCTCAATGTCTTCTGGCTTCTTATACTTTGACTGCGCAGGTAATTCATTAATTTCATCAGTGTCATCTTCAACATCGGCAGCATTATTCTTAAGAATCTTGAATGTAAAGTTACCTTTAATACCAGTACTGTAATAAGTTTTACTAGCACTAAATTTTACTCCTGTTACTGTGTCGCTGGGCCAAACAGTACGAAAATTTTCAATAGTCCAACTATCGCCACTTTCACTAGCAGAAGTATATACTTGAATTAATGCACCATTATTAAGAATTTCACTAGCTGCTTCACCAAATTTTGTTTTTTCATTTACGTGATCCGCTACTTTATGTGCGACTGCCGCTAATGCATGAAAATAAAGATTAACGTTTTCTGGATCATCAGTTTTTCGCTCTAAAATTAATTTCTTTAATTTAGAACTCATGGCCATATTCTTAACCGATACTAGTGTAACACGCGATTGACCTTTCAAACTTTTGATCATATCAGAGTCACCTGCATCTATAATACCATACTTTACACCAAGCACTAATGGTGCGCCGCCTTGGCCCGCTGTTACCATTTCTTGTATGACGCCTATAATTTCTTTATGCTTTCTAGCTAACTGTGGATTAGTACCACGTAATTCATTTACAGCATCTAACAAATTTTTTGCACTAGCTTGTGCGCCGCCAGCACCTTTACTACTTACCTTTATCTTTTTGCCATCATCTGAAATTAGTATGCTATCACTTAGTCCTTCTGTTTTATCAGTGCCAAAATTTATACTTGTTCCAGAAAAACTATCTTGATTCAAAAATTTCATGGCTGCTTGTCCAGCATTGCCTCGATAATTACCAGTTTGAAGAGCTATAGGATGCAACAGTTCACAAAAATAATCACGGAAAGCGGTAAAACTAATACCAGGCGGAGCATCAATAGTTAATGGTAATCGCTGACCACGTGATATATTTTTTGCAACTTTAGTTAAAGGACTATCAGTGCCAAACTTCTCAGCTATCTGCGAAACAATATCAGCAGGTGTTAAATTACTTTGGCGTGTTAATATATCCTGCGGGGTTAAACCAGCTTGTGTTTTTGCTGCACTTTTACTATTATACTTGTAGCCAGGAATTCCAGTTTGATTATCCCATTTATTTTGAGTTGGATCTAAATTTATTGATCTATATGGCTTAACATAAGCTAATCTACTTCCTTCTGGATTGTCAAATATTGCAATACCATAGGCACGATCACTTTCTTTGAACTTGCTAATTAAATCAACATATGCTCCGGGAATGTTATTAACTCGCTGTTTTAAGTCATTGACCATTTCTTGATAAGATGGAAATTCAGTTGCATTTTCAGGATAAAAACGAACAGAATTAACATAAATTTTTTCATTTGGATTTGACGTACTTACAAATTCTTCACCGGTTTTTCTAGCTCCTAAACCACGGCTCTCAACTATTAAGTTATCTAGTATGTTTATAAAATTTCGCATGATAACTATATTTATCAAAAATACTATGTTTTGTTGTGTCTAACAATATCATCTTCTATACAGTTTTCACCGTATTGAATTTCAACTAATTTTAGTGGTACAGTGTCCTCATTGCACAACATATGCCATTCATTGGCGCTAATAGTTAAAAATTCATGTTGATTTAGTTCGGTTCTTAATTCAGAATCACTGCTTCTATTAAGAGTATACACACTGGCTTTACCAGCAGCAACGAACCAAATTTCACTTCGTTTGGCGTGACGTTGCATACTCAGACAAGAACCAGGATCGACCGTTAATTCTTTTACTTTGGTTGTATTATCGTGTTCATGTAAAATTCTATAATAGCCCCATGGACGATCAGTTTTTGGCTTTCGCCAGTCTTGTAATATCCAACTACTTGAATTCTTTTTGTCTTCACCACCTACGCCAAAGGCAAAACTTAATCTAGGATTAACAATTTCCATTTCTGGAATATTTTCTTTAGTTCTATCTCCGCCGTTGGCAAAAATGATCTCATCGTTCGGAAAAATGTCTAATGTTTCACGAATGAAATGCTTGGCGCTGCCATCAGCATCCGCGGCATCGTCAAAAAATACCACACTATCAACTATCTTTAAAGCTTGAATAATTGAAGTTCTTTCCCATATCGGCATAAATGGTCTACCTTTTTTTCTGGTCAACCATGTATCTGAATTAACACCAACAATAAGGTGGTCACCTAATTTTTTAGCCGCATGAAAATATGCTATGTGTCCGCTGTGTAGCGGATCAAAATCCGCCAGTAACAAGAACTATCTTCATTGTTACACCTCCTTTTCAAATTTAGTTGATTTCATTTTTCTACCTTTTACATATCCACATGGTACTTCATGTTCAAAACAACACAAATTTTTATTTGTTAATGGATCATGATACCAATGTTTACCTCTATTACCATTACCCGCTGCATGTCTCATTATTGGATCAGTCATTTGCAATAACGATTTAATTCTATAAGACTCTCGCATGGCAGGATCTTCAAATTGTTTTTTAGCAGCGTCTCTCCATCGTTGCAATGTTTCTTCTGAATATATTTTATTCATCCGTTTTGGCATAATCTGCATTGCTCTTTTAGCTTTCATTTTTGCTATCACTTCTTGAGAGTGTTTTTTCCCATAATATGGATTGTTTATACCTTTTTGATATTTAGAAATAATTTTTTTTGTATCAGAAATTATATTCTCATATACGTGAGATGTAACTTTATATCGGTGTTGATACGAATTTTCTCTATTCATTAAACATCTTATTGCATAGGACATTTTCATTTTATTTTTACCACTAGTCATTTTTGTCAGTAATCGATGGCAAATAAAATGCTCTCTTGCAGTTAAAGCAACTATATTTTCTTTTTTATTACTGCCTCCTAAACTTTTTGGTATTATGTGATGTTTTTCAGTGTAGCCAATAACTGGATTATTTTTTCTATTTTTTATTATAGAATTATACCACTTTGTATATTTGTTTTCAATAAACATAATAACTCCATATAGTTATGATTATTTATACAACATGGGATCAAATCCACCCGTTACAAGAACTATCTTCATAGTGAAACATCCTCCATACCCGCTGTTCTTAATCTTGCCACATGTCCTAACATAAAGTTTTTACTCTCTAAACCTTTTATTAGACCTAGCCACTTATTTCTAATTAATGCAACTTCATTAATCAGAGTTTCATAGTCAATTACTTCATCTTCTCCATCAACGTATTTTTCAGCATCTCTACTACTTAGAGCACGCGGATATGACTCTAAATATTTTTGAAAGTGTTTACGTCTGATTTTTCGTAATTGAATATTCATATAATTCAGCACTGCTTCGATTTCTTGAAGCTGATTAAATCGTCGTTCAGTTATACCTGGCAAATCAGCAACATTACGTTCTAATTTGCCACGAATAGAACATTCAATTTTTGCCTGAACTAATTCATCTTCATAGTATGAAATAAAATCAGGTAATTTACCCAAGTCTTGTATTATTTGACTATACCACATTAATTTTCGTAATCATCTGAACCATCAAACTCATCCACTTCGCTTTCGCCAGCATACTCTTCGTAGCTACGTTTGGTGTATGAATCTGTAGCTTTGAATTCCGTAAGTTGCTCATCTGATAGAGCATCAATCAGATAGCTCATTAAGGTATCGCTGGCCTCTTGTCTATCCTTTGATGGAATATATTGCTTTAGAGTTTGATATGTTTCTATTAATACGTCTGTCTCAATGTTCATGTTCAATTATACCTTTGTTTTTTTATTACTTATATCAGACATAATTGTATCTAAACTATTTTCCTCGTTACGTTCCCATGCTTTTCTAAACTGTTTAATGATTACTCCATCATCATTAACATATTTCAAGCTGTTGCCATCTTTTTGCAACAAACCCTTGCCTTCAAAAAGATCAACTAGTCCACTATATGGATTCAATCCGGTTTCATATGGAATTTTTACTTGTACACTTTCAAAAGGCTTGGAATAACGTGTTTTCATAATTTTACATGCACTACGAATACCGCGCACTTCGGTAATCTTATTGCCATCCTCATCCTCTTTGAGTTTGAGTTTCTTCATAGCAACTACGATACTACTTGCATATATAAATCCTTGGCCACCCGAAATCTTATCATCTGGGTCAAACATGTCCTGACTTGCATATGTATGATTTGTGGCAACTAATCCAATATTCAAATCACCAAACATATTAACACAGTTACGAACAAGTGCGGTTAGTGCTTTGGGCTTGCGACCTAAATCACCTTTAAGATCACCACTTTCAAACTGATTAACATCAGTCGGAGTCAACAACATACCAATACTGTCAAGTACAAATAATACCTTTGGTCGTTGATCTTCTGGCATTGTTTTATATTCTTTGACAAATTCACTAATCAATTTGGCCACATCATCAATCATGGCCATGTTTAACTTTAGTAACTTATCTTCACTAGTATCTACCCCAAGTGCTTTCAGCCAAGTTTCATCTAGTGCGTTTTCTGTATCGATCAAAATTACATAGATTCCACGTTCCTGTGCATTTCGCACTAGATTACCACTGCATATAAAACTTTTGCCACTGCCACTCTCACCGGCGAATACCGTTACTTTTCCCATGGGAATTCCAAGATTGAAATCACCGCTAATAAGATAGTTTAATGCATAACTTCCCGTACTAATCCAATCAGTTGGATCATTAAATCCAACACTAATTCCTTCAATTGATTTTGTTACTGATTTTCTAAATTTTGCTACGTCAAATGGTTTAGCCATACTATATTCCTTTTAATTACAATAGTTTATACGAAAAAAGGGTACTGTTACATACCCTTTGTGTGGTTGTTTTATTTTTTAATTAAGCTTTTTGACGATTACGAATCATAGCCAAAATATCTTCTGCACGTTGTGCAGGCTTAACTGTTATAGATGGCTGTGATTTTACCTCTGGTACAAACGGAGAATCATCATCTTCGTCTGGTGTAGATACTGGTGATTTCACAGACGCTGTTTTAGTAGCCGATGTCATAGATATAGAACTATTGTTTTCGGCTCTCTTTGGTGAAGGAGTTTCTTCATCATCGCCACCATAACTAACTTTACCTCCAGAAGTAAAGCCAAGTGGCTTAAAGTATGATGCCCAACGTTCAGCATCGTACAGTTCACCATTTACGCTAGCCTCGAACATTTCTTTAATTATTGAAACTTCTTCAGGAGTTGGCTTCTTAGGCAAAAAGTCTGCCAAATTAAACAGTCCATATTGTTCAATTGCTGCCAATTCTGCTTGAGACAATGCACTTTCTTTACGAGCCCATGAACTGGTGCTGTAATCAGCATATCCACCCTTGCTTGTTTTCTTGATATTAAAATCAAGACCTTGCTCATAATCAGTTGGCATATTTTCCAACTCTGGATCTAGCAATGCATTCTTTACCAGATTGAAAATCTGTGGGCTAATTACGAACCTACGAATAGGATTCGCTGGTTGCTTGTCGTCTTGTACGGGATTATCACGAACAAATCCTTGAAACAGATAGCTCTTCTTTTTCCAGTACTTACGACCCATTTCTTCCATGCTCTTGTCCTTGAACCAAGTTCTGACTTCAGTCAAAATTGGACAGGATTCATTCCACATTTCCATACATGGAACTTGTACAGTAACAAGCTTGCTTTCTGCTTGACCCTTTACACCGATAAAAGGTAGCTTAATTGTTAGTTTTTCTAGCCAAAAGTATGGATTTTTTTGATTTGCGTCTGGGAGAAATCTAACGCGAGTGATTGTATTTTCTGGCATATTCCAATGTGCGAATAAGCCGTTGTCTGCTCCCATTGAACTACCAGAAAGTTTGGTATTTTCTTGTTCTTGTAGTTTTGCTCTAATTTGTGCTAATGTTGTTGCCATGATGTTTTTCCTTAATGTTTAACCATGATGATGTGCCTAGATACAAAGTCGCCCTGTGCAACTTTGTAACATTATTATTTATCTTTTTTCTTGGAAGATGTAAATTTTCTTAGGCATGAAGCACATTATATGCATCACATAATCGAAAATCAATTTATTTGGCTAAACCGGCTAACTGAAGAAGTTTTGATATATCTTGTTCCATTACGCCTTTGCCATTTGGTAGTTCTCTATCAAATGTACTACTACCATAGGAACCATAGTCGTAATTTCTAACTTTCATAGGCGGAAATTTTTCTGTTGGATCATGGGAGGCAATGATGTCTTTTGCTCGCTCAACTTCTGATTTACTTGTGAAGTAAAAAATACCATCAATAAGTTTGTAATCAAAATTATTTTTATCCAACAAATTAGTAAGACTTGAGCTTTCAACATCATAATCAAATTCACTATTTGAATCCATGTCTCTGGGAGTAGGACTAATAGTATTAACGTCTGTACTCATGTCCTCAATCATATTATTGGCCCAGGATTCAAATTCTTTACCTATTCCACCAACATCAGTTTCGTAAGCTTTTTTGACTACAGGTAATGCACTCATTAATCTATCATCGAATATTCTTTTTACAAAACGCTCTTTTAATTCATTTAAATCTATACTGTCATCAGTTTCATCTAACTCTGGAGTCCATAAATTTTTATATTGATCGTAACCTCGTTGACTACGCATGGTAAATAAATCACGATGTAATTTACCATAGTAGTTTATAGCCGATTCAATCATTTGATTAGTTTCAACGTCTTCAAATGTTCTACCACGCATGTTTCGCACAAACGTCTTTAGTGATTTCATTTCTGAAACAATTTTAGTAATATGTTTACCGAAATCATCATGTAGATGACCACCATTTTTAACATGTCTTGCAAAGACTCTAGCACCATTTAAGGTAGTACCCTCTGGTAATTTATATCTCTCACCTTCAGCATTTTCTATATAAAAAGTGCTTATATTTCTACTTCTTGCGGCTGGATCAGTATCATCAATGATAGGTTTGCTATGTCTGGTAATTATTCGAACATCATCTAAATTTTCATAGCTACTTTTACTTGTGCCATAACGTTTAGATTCACTAACTTCATTTTTGTTTTTTGTGGTATCAGTGCTTTTAATATGTACTAAATCTTTAATGTTTAAGCCGCTTTTATCAATGTCTCTGACATCGAAAGTTTCAATAGTAGGATAATTACTTTTAGCAAAAAGACGTAAACTTTTTAAATAGTCAAACCATTCTTTTTTATCGGTAGGATCCAAAAATTTATCTATGTTTTTATCATAGTATACTTTTAAAGTATTGTTGATCAAAGAAATATTTACATGTCCTAATGATCTACCATCCTTTTCAAAATCGAAATAGTAAAATCTTGCAGTTTCAGGATCAAGAGTTGTTTGTAGCTTTTCATCTTTGATTACCAAATTTGAAAATCTATTTCTAATCTTGTTAAAGAGTTCTTTTGCTACTAAATTTAATTCGTCCATAGTTTTATTTATCACATCTAAGCAATAATAAATGGCATTGGCAATACTAGATCATCTGATTTATCTTTTAATTGTTCATCTAAATTCATATCAAATTCTCTCAGGAATGTTGCCATTCTCACTGCTAATAATAAAGCCATAACTAAATCATCTGTTTCGCCTGCTTTTGCCTGAAAGGTAACACCAGACGCAACAAACGTTTTAAGTTCACTTATTAAGTTTTTACTAGCAACAGTCATTTTTTTATTTTCAATCAAACTTTTCAATTTACTACATACTGCAATTTTTGATTTATTAGTAGTTGTAAATCCTTTTCTATAAGCACGGGTAGTACCCGCCCGTTTCGGTTCACTTAGAAACACACCTTTGATGTTTTCTTCTCCGATTTCAGATATTGCCAGTAAAGCTGCTTCACCTATTGCATTATTTTCTACACTGTAATACACAGTATTTGAAGTTTGTGTTACTTCAACTAATGTTTTAGTAATTTCAGATAAGATTTTTATTTGTTGTTGAATTGGTGTTTTATTGTGAGTCCATTCAGCAACTTGATACATTGATGGCAATTCAAGCACTTGAATAGCTGCCGGATCGCCACCAGTGCCCAAACTTGGGTCTAAAGCTACTATATATGTTTTGTTTGCTTCTGGTTTTTTATACCAACGAATTTGTCCCTGCTTTGTCAGTGGATCTATACCACCTAACTCAAGCAATGTAATTGAATTTATTAGGGTTTCTTCTTCGATAATAAATTCACAGTTCATTTCTCTACGAAAACGTTCTTCACCTAACTGAGCCCGTTGTTGTTTTTCCCAATTTTCATCACGGTCTGGATGTTCTTGCCAGTAACTACGGAAAGCCTTGAAACCATTTATTCCTATCTCGGTTTCATTGCCATATTCATCCACACATTTGTTTGCTTGTTTCCAAATAATAGCAAATTGATCTTCATCACTGTTCGGTGTACTAGTAATTATACATTTACCACCAGTTGCTAGAGTTGGACTGATAGATGTCCAGAATTCTTTTGCCATTCGTGGTTTTACGAATGCAAACTCATCTAAGTACAATAGTGATATAGCCATACCACGACCTGTATTATCTGTTGTAGTTGTGCTGACAATACGCGATCCATTATCGAAATCTATGTTACCTTTATTGTATGTAGTTACACCTGCACGTATAAAATCTGGAACACTTTCATATCCATATCTTATACGTTGCATTATTTCTTGTGATCCTGTATATTTGTGCGCTGCAACCAGAATAGTACTATCTGGTACAAACATAGCATACCATAACAGATATCCGGCAGCAGTGGTCGATTTGCCAGTTTGTCGTGGCATCAGACTAATGCTGAATCTATACTTATGATAAGAATTTACTAATCTTTTTTGATATTCAAAAGGACTATATCTAAGTCTTCCCTTTACGGGATGCTGTATATAAAAATAATTACTTAAAAAGTATTCTGGTCCGGTAATAGGATCTGCACACTTTAGTATTTCATTTATTTGTTCTAATGTGTAAGATTCTTGTAAGTTTGGCTTTTTAATTAAAATTGATTCCATAATATCTATTTATTATAGAATTTTTTTCAAATTGGTTTTTCGCCAGTTAGTTTAGGAAGTGAAAACCAAAGTTTAAACCCTTTATAAAAACTTCCTCTATACGATGCTGTTTTTAAACCTTCTCTGTTGATTTTATTATCTTTACACCATTTTGATAAATTTATTACTTCTAAAATTTCTCCGTTTTCTTTTATTATTTTATGTTTTTTACTATTTTTGTGAATTTTAGGTTTATATTTATTTTCTATGCTTGTATCTTTGTCAATCTGTAATAAGTAATAATCGTCGTATGGGCGATTTTCTATATAAGCACAGTTCATTCCACTTCTAGATACTTTATTTTCTTCACACCACTTATTCAATGACAATATAATTGTATCAATATTCCTACTTGGACTTATTATTCTCCATTGTTTTGAGTTTAATTCATCAGTTGTTTTTTTAATAGTTGGATCAAAAATTCCTACTTTATTTTTGTAATTATTGAGGCCTGCCACTCTTGCTAAATTTGCTCTTTTTTCTTTTCCTTCTGTCGTCCAAAATTTATGTCCAACACTTGCCCACAAAATGAAATCATTTTCATGAATTCTTGCATGTTCGTCGGCCGATATTGCTTTTAAATTATTTATCTCGTTATTTTCTGGATTTCCATCAATATGATGAATATGATAACTTATTCCATTTTCATCTTTCGGTATGTTACCGTAATGCTCTTTCCATATTTTTCTGTAATTGACTTTTGCTTTTCTATGCTTTTTACTCATATCGGAGTCTCGCCTGTTAACCATGGCTTAGCAAAAAATAACCGAAACCAGGCCTGATCCCCTGGTCTAATATCATGCTTACGCATTAACTGCGCTTTTTCTGTCCCAGTATAACTAATGTTTTCCGTTTGTCCTGGTTTATATTCTTGCCACTTAGGTCTATTAGAAATTCCAGCTAAGACTTTTAGTTCTTGTAATGAATCCATCATACACCATAACGATTTTTCTTTTTACTAGCAACTGGACTTACTTTATTTGTTGACTTCATTTCCTGACTACGTAAATCGCCACCATTTAAATCTTCGTAATGTGAACCAACAGCACCATATGCTTGCTTTAACATTTTTTGTTCAATTTCAGTGTATGGAACCGCAATGTTGTTTCTTCCAGCCCATGATTCGGCATCTATCTCTGGGCGTAATGGTGAACTTCCATCAGAAGATGCTACCGCCATCATTACTCTATTAAGTTCGTATATTCTATCAGCAAAACGTTTATCTCTGAATTTATTAAGTCCTGCACTTGCTTGTTGATATCTACGAGGTGCATTGCCTACATGTTGTTCAGAGATGATTTCTTTTATTTTCATTTCTTTACCATTTCCTGCAAGACCAATATCTAGCTTTCCATCTTGGCCCAGGAGTCTCACAACGGTGTCTTGCTCTAAAACTTTTTCTACGAGCAGGATTTGATTTTTTAATTCGCATGTTAGGATCGCCAAAATTAACTTTGACTACATTACCCTTTGGTCCCTTGACATAAACTTTGAATTTTTTAACATCGCCGCGTGTAGGTTTACCTAAAGAGACTTTATTGCCTCTATACTCTGCCTCTGTTACTACTGGTGGCTTAATGTCATTTTTATCGTCGTCAGTTGTAGTAAATTCATCGGTAATTCTGTCTGTCAAAACATCTATTATTTTATTGTAGTCAACATCAGGATTTAAATCATAATCCATTATTACTTCATCAAACATGTCTTGAAGTCTAGAAGAAACATATCTTTCTTCTCCCGTAGCAGGATTATTCATTACATCGGTAATACCACGAGTGCCGTCCGCTAACTGTCGAAATATCATATCTACATCACGCATTCTACTTTCAGTAAATATGAACTTAGTGTCCAGCAATCCATTTGTTTTAAAAAGATTGAACACAGCAGAATCAGATTCAACTATAACACCGTCTGGCATAAATCCTATGATGCCAGTTTCAATTAGAATATTTCCCAATTCAATATCAAAACTGTCACCTAAACTAGGAACATTTTCTGACAATAAAATTTCTTTTATTTTCATTTTACTTTTTTAATACTTTCGTATTCCTTCATTAGTTTTAATGTCATACTTTCTTTCATAGCTATCGGATTATCTGCAAATTGATATCCATGAGGAGTCATCTTTTTTTCTTTTCCAGCTACTTCTCCATCACCACCTTTTAATTGTGTTTGTATTGGTAATACCTCTTCTTCTGGAGTAGTATTTGCTTCGTATCTATCATCTTTTTCCTCTGACATTTTTTCAATGTCAGTGTCCTCACTACCATCTGCATGCAATCCAGCCATTTTTAACATTTTCATAAGTTCAACTGCTGAATCTCCATCTGCTGTGATCGTTACGCTTTTATTGCCATCAGTACTCATATTAGTGTTAATACTCATGCGTCCTTCAGCATCGTTCATATATTGACCACTTATAGGACTCATTCCGCACTCAGCGATTTCGGCTTCTGAAATGGAATTTTTTATACCTGCCAAATTTAACATTTCTGCTAGTCCAGTATCAGTAGTGTCAACTTCTGCTTTCTTTTGTGATTTAACGGGCTTAGCTGGTTTTGTAGGAGGAGGAGCACTTCCACCATCTATATTTTGTGGTACAGGCACGCCAACTTCACCCTTTTTGGGTGGGTCTGCTGTCCAAACACCACCTTTATAGGTTCCTACAACTGGTTTGTTAGCAGGCTTGGTAGTTGCTTGTTCAAAAGACATGCCTTCATTTATTTTTTTTTTGCTTGGTGCTACATTTTCCATAACTGTATTATGAATATTCCACATAGTAATTAGTGTGCTATTCACATCACCATCAAAATGTTCATAAATCTTTTTAGCCAATGAGCGTGGGAAATTTGGCGGAATTGGTGATCGGCCTTCCGCCACACCTTGCTTTTTAAATGCTTTTACCCCAGGAAACTCTTTGGCGGGATCATATTGGGTATGTCCACGTGGCTTTTTGGCTGGAATATCTTTTAGTGAAACATATAAATCTTCTGGCTTAACTGGTTTGTTGCTTGCCGGGATCTTCTTATTTTTTGAGCCTTCCGCCACACCTTGCTCTACACTTTCATCTTTCATTTTGTGCTTGACGCTAGCTTTACCAGGTAATGTTTTTGGCTTACTACCAACAATCCAACGTTGCAATGTATCAGTATCCCACTTTTTAACTTCACCGGTATCGCTATCAGCACCTTTTTTAGGACGACCACGGCCGCGTTTCACCGCTGGTTCAGCTTTCTTTTCATCGTCATCCTTGTCTGGATCAGTTTCCGGATTGTAACCACCATAACGTCCTGGTTTAGCTTTATGTATTGTACCAGTTTTAGTTTCTTTTTTCTCTTCTTTAACTGTTTCCATATCTCCATCACCATCAAGATCAGCTTTCTTTAATCCTTTGGCGCGAGCTTTAGCTAGATTACCAGTAAATTTATTACCTTCTTCCATATCATCTTCTTTAACTGCCGGTTCTTGTGCGTTTTGTTTAAGAGCGTTATTAATAACGTTAGAATCTGTTTTTACATAAGGCTGTTGAGATGGAATATTTAATCCAGGAAATCCGCCAGATGGACGTTTTATAAATGTTTGTGTTGGTTTACCAGTTGAATCTCTGGGAACAGTATCACTGTAATTGGATTGCTGTTGATTCGACGGGCGAATACTGCTCGAAAAGGGACCATGAAATTCACCTGTTTCCGGATCTGTCCATGTTCTTTCAGATAACCTAGCATTCTCGCCTAACTTTTTACCGGCCGCTGCCGCTTTTTGGAATTTTTCTTTGCCATACTTTTTACGACCTATACTAGCAGCAACTGCTTCAGGATCTCTAGCTCCACTTTTTTTAGCAGATGCAACAACTTTGTCAAAACCCATGTATTTTTCACTCAACACTTGATTCATAGTAGATTCAAGTAGTGTAGCATTTTTGGGTTCTTGTGTTGGTTTATCAATGCTTTCTACAGCATTTAGTTTTTTCATGATATCGTATATATTGTTACTCATGGTAGGTCTTTCCGAGTTATTTCTTTAAAGAAGGCAATTTTGGCTTATGTGATCCTAATGGACTTATTTTTCCAACAGGCACATCGTTAGTTGTTTGTGGGTTTTTAGTTTTACCACCAGCAATTTGACTATACTCATATTTTCTAGTCTCTTCAAGTTCCTTAATTAGTTCAGGAATTCTAGCGTCACCAACTAGATTTGCTGGGACTTTTTCAGCTTTCATTTCATCCTGTAACAATACACTTTGTTTACTGTCACCTAGATTACTCTTTTCTAAGCCACTAGCTACTGCTTCATAAGGACTGTGAGCTGGAGTTACTTTAACCATCGCTAAACTTAAACCACAACGTTCAGCGATTAGCGTCCTAACTTGTTCGTCATTACATGGATAATGTAAACTGACATCAAATATGTTTATTTCAACAGGTCCTAAACTTGGAAATTCAGGAGTTTCCTGTATTGGTAATCTCTTTGGCTTGCTCACAGATGATACTTTATAAGCCTCTAAAACTGACTTTATTTTACCCATCATGTCATCTGGCAATTCGCAAGCAAGTCGCACCTTAAAATCGTAGGTGTGATGACTTTCTGTTAAATATGCTTTAAAACTCTTCATAGTAATTCCTATATGTAATATTTATACAAAAAGCAATTTTATGTGGTTGTTTTACCAAGAATTGCCGCCAATAGACTATTTCTATCCATTATTTTACTTTCACCCTCAACTGGGAAATTGCCTTCGTCTTTATATTGCTTATCAATCTTTTGTTTTTTCAACTGTAGATCAATCATACGTAGTTTTTTATCTAATTTAGCCTGCTTAGCAGTTATAGCATGACCTAACAATACTCCAGCCGTTTGAAACACTGTTCCACTGAATCTAGCTTCCATGTTCATACCAAGATCCATCAAGTCATTAAATTTTTCTTTAGCTAAATTTGCTAACTCATCCATTTCAGCTTCGGTGACATCTAAACCTCTAACAAGCGGCAATGCCGCGTCAATTTTATCTATAGCAGTATCTATTTCTTCTATAAGAACTTTGTTTTCTTCTATGATTGCTGCTGTTTCAGTCGCCGTATTTTCTGACGATAAATTGAATAATTCTTCCAGTTTCTTAGTAATTTTGATTCTCCTAGATTAACGCTTTTTGCCTTGATGAAAAATATCAGATTCATTTACTACACGAAATGTTAGTCCTTGTGTCGCACAAAATTTTCTAGCTGCATCCCATTTATATGCATTTAATGCTACCATTGCTTTATCACGTTTACTTTTTGCTGATTCCATAAAAGTTTCTTTGGTTGGCTTTATTTCAACAACTTCGCCGTGTTTTTGTCCATTCTTATCAACGTATACAATTAAGAAGTCAGGCACATATATAGTATTTTTTCCCGTAAATGGATTTCTGTAATTTATATGTAGGGCTTCACTTGCCCATTGTTGAATATTGGGATTGTTATCACAAAAATTCATCATGGCTAATTCCCAAGATGATCTATAATGAGGTTGTTTATTGCCCACATATTTTTGTGGATTTTTCATTTCATAAAAACCATTTGCATATTTTGCCATGTTAGTTAATTATACTCCGTGTAACGAATTGATTTTGTTTTGGTTGTATTTTTACTCCTAGATAACTCGTATTGGCTCTACTAGAATTAAGATATAATGCAAGTATTGGACTTAACTCAGAAGTTTTTAGATTAACAAACGTATTCAATACTGATAATGGATCTATATTTTGTGCAGTGGCTGTATCTATAATAGATTGTACTAATTGTTTGGCTGTTTCCAAGTTTCCAGTTTGTTGTTCAAAATAACTCAAGATAGCATCATTTACATCCTGATTTATCTGAGCTTTAGGATCAAAATAAGTATTAAAATATTGTTGTGTGTTTATCATAGCCAATAAAAGTCACTATCAAAATCAAATCCATCATCAATACCAGAAGCAAATCCATCACTGATACCAGAATCAAATAATCCTCCAGGCACTTCACCTGGAGCGAAATCAATACCTAAATCATCGCCGTAAATTGAATTATATAAAGCTTGTTGATCGCCTAGTGAAAGTGCATCCCATGATTCGTCAGTAAGAGCAGTTGGAATAAATGTAGTATCGCCTGCAGAAGTTAAATATTGTCCTGATCCATCTAAAATTGGGTTACCACTACCATCTGTCCATATAGATCCATATTCTGCACCTAATGATGGTCCAGCAACATCAATGTTTTTACCGAACGGATTATTAAAGAAACCTTTTAATCCAACATCACTGGTTCCTTTATTAAATATAACATTTCCAGCCGCATCTTCGTATAAAGTGTCACCATTTTTATAAAGATAATTTATACCACCACCAGGTTCAAAAGTTGTACTTACTAAGTTATCGTATGGCGCACTTGCATTATAACCACCTAATCCTGTCCAACTACCTACCACATTTTTTATTGAGCCTGTAAAATTATCTATACCTTGTCGAATTTCACCAGTAAGTTTATCCACAATTGGAGTAATACCGCCTGATATTGCGTTACCAATCTGATTACCTGTCCGAGTTGCAATTTCTGTTGTTAATGCTCTTCCAATTAAACCGCCTACCACTGCACCACCAGCGCCAAATCTACTACCCAACAATGTTCCCGCTGCCCCACCCAAATCAACTATTCTAGCAGTAGCTATTCCACCAACGGCAGAAACAACATTATTTGTTGTATTGGTAATTATCTGTGTTGCTGTAGTAGGAACTGTTTGTCCTTGTACTATTTGAGTTCTTGTATCAATTGGTGCAATGTTTATTAAATCTGGAGTTCCTAACTCTCTTCTTACATCGGACGCAGACAATGTATCCAGAATATTACCTGTTTGTTCATCAAAAGTCACGATTGTTCCATCTTGATACGTTGCTACTATAACATCTCTACCAGATGCATCCGTTGTTAATTGCGAATATTTTAAATTCAAACTCGCATCTGTTGGATCATATGATCTAGATGAACTACCGGAAACTGTAAATTGATTGATAGTATTTCCGCCACTATCGACCACATACGCTGTAGATGTACCAGTAGGAGGCATCATTGAACTTGAATTAATTGAAATTGCACTTGTAATTCCAGAAACGTCATAAACTCTAGTCCATTCTCCGCTAGTAGGTGATGTAGCACCTGCGATACCTCTACTTACTGCTGCTCCTAATTGTATACCCAGTTGCTGACTTGCGTTTATTGATGCTCCTGTAAGTATTCCAGCAAATGTTCCATCTGCTAATGTAACAAGATTAGAAGATCCACCATCAGCATATGATGGTGTGGCATTAAAAGAATTAGTAAATACTCTAGAAGTATTAGTTGTATTAGTTGGAAAAGACGTAGAACCATTTATTACATCGTTAATAACAGATGTGCCTACAGCAGCTATACTCGCGGCGGCAGCACCTTTTAAATTAGCATTTTTTAAATTTTGATAAGTTCTAAAAGCAGTCAATAAGCTACCTAAAGGACCTCCAGCACCTTGGGATCCATCTGGCTTACGTAAATCTTTTGGCGCACTGTCAATTAAATTCAGTGCGCCTACGGCGTCGATATCTCCTAAAAAATCTCCAGCAATAGGACTTTTTTGATTATCATAATGCAATAGACTAAATCCATCTACATTAACAGGATTTATAAACCCAGTAAAATACTTCACAGTCTCATAAGAAACTGTCATTGAATTTTCCATTATACCCGTATTTGACGATGCATCGTGTCTGCCATGTCTCCATGAATTAATAATTGGATTCACTAAGTAATATTCGGTGAATTTTTTATTATGCAAACTGAATATTCTTATGCTCTTGAGAAAAGTTGCAGTTGATTTATTTCTTGGAGAATATCCCCATCCTGACAAATTACGTCTAGTATATTTTGATGGCACACCGTAACTTGCGGCAGTATAATCACTATCTCTAAAATAGTAAGTGTAGTAATCATTCCAAAAATTGGTGATTACGTTAGCAGTATCATCATGAAATACTACACTTATTGGATCGTATGTAATATTTGTTTGAACTATGTTTTTGCGATTATAGGCGTTTAATGTTTTTACCCCAATACTAAATTTTGGTAGTTCAATATCTTTAACTAAAAGACCATTTTCCAATCTTTGATATCTATTAGCGAATTCTAAAGTATTATTTAATAATCCACTTCCTAACTCAGTTTGGGATGGATCAATTTCAAATACCACATAATATAAAAAAGTTTGTTTAGGAGCTAATCTAAATGTATCCGCTACAAATAATTTAGTTGCGTGTTTATATGGCTGAGTATACTCGCCAGGTGACAATGTTTTAAGATTTGAACTGTATAAGGACATAATATTATTTATCAATTAAAAAGGCCCAAATTTTGGGCCTTTTTGTTAAAATAAAAACATTATTATCCAGTGATAGATGAGGCTGGATTAAACTGAGTAATGCCTGGTAATCCTACGCCACCACCAACCGTTTGTAAAGCATTATCATAGCGTAATGTTAGTGAAATAGTTACTAATTCATTACTACCATAATCCATATCTTGATAATTGACCTCATTCAAGAAACAACCCTCAAGACGCCATGCTTCTAAGACTGTGGGTTCTGTTACTCCATTCGCGCCATCAAGAATTTCGAGAACAGTTTGAAACTTATAATCAATAGCACTACTTGCACTTGCTTGTTCAAGAAAGTCATATTGCTTTTGCAATTGCTCACCGACTAATCTGCTTACATTACCACCAGCATCATCACGTAATGTTATCGCACTAGTGGCCCATGTAGGGCGACCAGCGAGATAAATTCTGCTATTGTAGATTGGTACCTCGATTGGTTCCATAGTAACACTTGGACGAGCAAAAGTAATAATTTGCTTAGTAAGTTCAGTTTTAGGATTACTTACTCCAAAATTTTCAAACAAGGCTCTGAATCTAAACTTAAGTTTAGGCATCAATAAGCCCTGTGTTGATGCGCTTTGATTACCTCCTAAAGGTACTGTAAATCTTGTTAATGAAGAAACTGCCATATTATGCTCCTGCTCCTACTGGGGCTGCCGATGCTAAATTACCTGATTGAATTTCTCCAGGATTTTTCAATCTAATTGGTATGTAAATAAATTCAACGTCTTTTGTTGGCTGTATTGCTACATCAACATACAATTCATTATTAGCTATGCGTTGCGGTGTGTTATTTGTTGTATCGCAAACTGCAAGATAATCTGTAATACCACGTTTTGCTACCAAATCAGTCAATAAACTGTTAACAACCGCAAGGATTGCATTTCTTGTTATTGGATCATTTGGCTCAAACAAGAAAGGTCTAGCTAAATTGTTAAGCTGTTTACGTAGATAATTAACTAATCTAGCAACATTGATTCTATCTAATGCACTTGGGGCTGCGCTTAATGTTTTCTGACCATAAACAACTAAACCACTGCCTGGTAAGAAAGTTAATGGATTAATATTATTTTCATAGAGAACATCACGTAGACCTTGATTTACACCAATACTAACAAATTGTCCACTATTTTCAGTTATGTAACCTATTGCATTTAGATTATCAATTAATCCACGTCTGGTTCCAGCTGGTGCTAACCAAGGATAGCCAACGTTATCACTGCGTATAAGTGTTCTCAAAGCAGCATGACTTGCTGGTACAACTATTGTATTGCCACTTAGATCATTTGTCTGACCTTGAGGATAATAAATTCCAACATAAGGATCAACAGTAACTAGACCATCTTCACCTGTACTTGTTGCATTATTCTGATTTTGTGCCCAAGCTACTAGTGAAGTGCCATCACCCTGCAATCTTAATGGAGTATCACCGATAATGAATGCGGTGTTTTCACGTGCGTTGTTTAGCGCAATCATGTTTGGAATTAATTCTGGATATCCAGGACATGTCATTAAGTTGAAGCCATACCCATCTTCACGAATTACTTCACTGCCGTCGATAGCTGCTTTTAATGCAGCTACAACGATTCCACGTGGAGCTTTACGACCAAAATTAGGAGTTCCAGAATTTAGTTGGAATCCTCCACTTGTTACCCACGCGGAAGAATACAGTGGTAATCTAGTAATGTCGGTAGGTGACGAGGGATTATATGCCGCTGCACCAGGATAATTTGCACTTATAAAGTAGTTTGTTTTATATTCTTTCACATTATAAGCACTTGCTCTGGTGTTGAATAGCAACATTCCACGTGGATACAACAATGGACTAGGTGCATCTAAATCAACATATGAACTAGTTAACATACTCTTAATAGTAGGAATTGGATCTAACGCTGGATCAACTCCGCCGTTTGGTGCCCATCGAGCGTCAGCAAACAGAATACCATTCTGACTGATAACATCGTTATTGTCAATTGATACCCACTGATCTATAGCATTTACGCTTTGATATCTATAAAGTTTAGGATAGTTTTCCAAATCACTGGTATCTAACCACAAATCTCCATAAACTAGATTATCAACTCCATTATCTTGTTTTGTTGGAGCAGTGGTAGAGATTATTACACCATTTGGATTTGTTAAAGATAAATTATATCCTCTGATATCTGATGTTAAGGTTTGATAACCTACCCAAGCTGAACCATTATTAATCATGATATCTACTCTATTAGGAGTATTGTAATACCATAATGAATCGTTTGTCGGTGCAACAAATGGCTGTGAAATACTAGCAGTGTATGTAACATTTTCTAGTGGCTGCCAATTGGTAGCAATTAGTGCGCTATCACCTAATGTAGGTGTTGCATACACATTAGTAGCCGAGGTGTTAATTCCAACATTTGCTAGTGGAGTACCTGCTCCATCCACTAATTGCATGTCTCCACCTAGTGAATGAGTTAATGTTACTGCACCTGTACTTGCTAGCCCAGCTGAAACATAAGGAATGTCAGTAGCTGCTATCGCTTGTATAAAGCCAGCAACTGTTCCTGTTGTTATTGTAACAGTATATGTAGTTGTATTCGCTGAAGTAGGACTTGGTCTAGTAGTAAGTGTAAAGGAAGAACTCACTCCTGGATTTGTAGGTGTAGTAGTACTGCCGGTAGCCACTGTTTGTCCTGCCGTTTTCTTTCTCCAAAGATAACTAGCAACCGTATTATTACCGTATGAATTGTATTGATTAAACACAGTACCCTGAGTTACATTTATACCACCACCGGTTGGATCCAAATTATAGGATGCAGCAAAAACATTAGCGTAAGAATTTACAACTAGTTGATTCCATGTTTGGCTGGAAGAATTAAATTCTTTAACAACCATGTTAACACCACTACCTAATGAACTTACTTTTTGCCAAACGCTGCCAGTTGGCTTGCTTGCAGCTGGACTAGATTGTCCTTGCCAGGTTGGTACAGTGTTATATGGAGAGAAGGTCGTTGCTGCGGCAGGATATACTCCGGCAGTTATACCTAACGTACTTAATGCAGTGCCTGTAGCATTAGAAATGTTTACATTACTACCAATCGCACCAATGTTGGCTGAAATAACTAGTTGATTATTAGCTACTCTTGCAAAAATTCCTGTTAGGCCGCCTGGTCCAACAGCACTGTTTATTAAACCAGCAACGGTAACTACATTTGCCCCAGCATTTAGTGCGATTGTTGTTCCGTTTATGTCTATATTAGCATTAGATACTATAACTGGACTTGTAACATTTCCAGTTACTGCAGGAATACTTAATTGCCAACCAGTATTACCAACTAATTGCCATGTATTATTGTATGCCTTGTAGAACACAGGATTATTTTCATCGTATGTGTTTACAGCATACTCGCCTATTGATCCTAGATCAACGTTTGGTGTAAACGAATCGCCAGCTAAATTACTAACAGAAGTTATAACTATTGGAGATTTTAATGTAAACTGATTTGTGCTGTAATTCCACTCATATATACCAAAGTTAGATGATGCTACATCTAACCATAATGAACCATTACTTGGATTTGCCAAGGGTCTGTTTACACTACCGTTTAAAGCTGAAAGATCAACGTTTGCTCGTTGAACGTACATTGTATTGCTTACGTCCAGACTGCTGTAAGCAGCCATTAATCCATATTCATTTTGTTCATCACCGTTGATTGAAGAGCCACCAGCAGTTGTTTTAAAGATTGGATCTCCAAAAGTCGTTGCTAAATCACGCTGACTAGTAATTGTCCATATTTTTTCAGCATTTGCTGCTGTTGTTCCCGCTGCAACTCCTGTGCCACCCGGTGTTGCTTTATTTTGCGCGGTGGCTAGTAATACATACGCAACAGTTCCTACTGATGTTGGTGAATAATTGCTTTGATCTATTACAGTAACTTGTACGCCTGGGCTGATTAATGCCATGGTTTATTCCTCATAAGACTAATAAACTTATTTATCGTTTATGAGAAATTATAGCGGCTTGACGATCATATCTCCGTTAAAAATAGCATATTATTATGCTAGCTCATCTATACATTTTAGAAATTCTTCAACAGTGGTATTATTGTCTATAACACTATCGAATTGAATAGACGCCCAACTATACTCGCTGGCATGCACTTGTGGGTACAAAATTTTCATTTTTTCTGGACAGATTCTAGCAATGCTACACCATTTTGGATCATCACCTCTCGCAACTCTGAATATTTTAGCTCCTAAATTTCGTAGCATGGCTGCTTCATTAGGAAATCTACAATCACTTATGACGACATTACAATTTAAATCTAGTATCTTTTTTTCTAAACTATAAATCCAAATAGCATCATTGAAATGATTTCTAAATAAATCTGTTGCGATATACTGCATTGCCATTCTTGGAGTAAAGTTGGCAATTTGCAATTTTTCAGACCAATAACGATCAACGGTTTCTCGCCATTCTCTGCCTTCTGATGTATTACCCTCTAATAAATTTCTATCCCAATGAAAGATTACCGATAAACAATCTTTTACCGATGCAGCGAAGCTTAAACCTACATAATTATGATTATTAATCAGATGATCGGCAGCAGTACCTTTGCCACTACCGATAAGTCCAGCAAAACCTATTATTTTACGCATTAACCTATCACCCATGTCAATGGTTGTGAGCCATCAACATAGTTCTTTAACTCCTCTTCTAGTTTTTCCATTTCTGCTTGCGATTCTTGCATCAATGCTGCACCATTAAGTTGTCCACCACCCTGTGGTCCAGCAATGCTGGAATGTTTACCACGTGCCTGACCCAAAATACTTTTTACGAAAGCCAAGGCATACTCTTGTAACCAAGGATAAACCTGTGGATCACTCAATAATACACTATCAGGCTTATGATTGTAAATCCATAACAATACACTTTCACTACTGGCAATGCCATCTACCTCTGGGCTCCATATTTTAGTAGAACTTAAATTGAAGCCAGTAACACTAGTAGCACCTAAACTCTGATTGGCAGTTATAGTAATAATTGTTCCTGTGCTATCGACAGAATTAACAATGTATTGGCCACTATAACCTGACACTGGACAATTTTCTATGTACAAACTGTTATTTGCCGCTATAGTTATAGGATTATTCAATCTAATTGTTATAACAGAATTTGTTGTTGTTCCTGCACTAGTCAAACTATTAATCGAGAAATATGTATGTCCATAGTCTGGCATCTTACGAACTAATGTAAGTTTTTTGGTGACACGATTGAATACGAAATTCATGTAGCCACCAAACATAGTCATAGCTAGTTCTTGATACTGGGTGAACAGTTCATAATTCAACAAGCCACCAACTCTACCAGCAACCAACATATAGGTATTGAGATATCCACTAGCGAATGGTTCAAACTGACTGGCTGTGGTACCTGTTGTGCTGCCTATACCTCTTCTGAATATCTGTCTGACATCCATGATGTAGTTAGGCAATATATATTCTTGAACTTCTGGCAATAAGTCCAAAAATGCATAACTTTCCTCTACCGCGTTGGCTGCTTTTTGACGGTACTTGATCAGAGCTTGTTTAATTGCCAAATCATAATGTTCTTTGTCTAATTCAACGTCAACAATCTGATCCGCTAAACGCAGTCGCATGTAATCAACCATCTCATTGCGTAGTTGATTTAACGTTTGAATATTACCTGCCGCGTCAATAGCACTAGACTGACTGATAGGCCCAGGCCCACCAAGATTCTGTGTTCTTAGTGATAAATCATTTTGTAAATTTGGTTGTATGGTTACTGTGGTCATAAAAAAATCCCGATAACAATATTTATGTCATCGGGATTTTAATATCAAGATACCTTTAGCAGAAGAATATCAGCGTTAATTCTTCCATTCATCCTACTTTCAACTGCTTTGATTTCTGTCAGAAATTTTCGCAATTGGACTTTGCCAGCTTTGGCAAATTCTTTAAGCTTTTCTTCAGGCTTACGAATCGTTTTGTTTACACTCTTAGATTCATCGAAGTTTTCGATTGAACTTCCCTTGATACTCAGAGTTTTAAACTCTTGTGCCACATATTTGCCAAGTTTTCTAGTTTTTGAGTTATAAACCCACAATTCCGTAGCGCCGATAATATCGGTAGGATTAATACTGACGATCTTTAGTTCCTTGTTTTCCGCAGCATACTTCAACTTAGAAATAAGCTTCATTTTGCTTGGAACTTTTTTGGTCCTTGCTTTCTTTGTAGCCTGTTTTACACCACGATACTGTCCAATCGCGGCAAGAAGATTGTCAATCCAGACAATAATCCTCTTAAAATCCGTTGCTTTGTAATGCTTATATGCTTCTGTCAATTGAGCATCTTGCTTAGATTGTGCTGCAATCAGTTCATCACGCTTTCGCTCAAAAACACGTTCATACTTGGTAAGTTGTGCTTGAGGCACATTTCTTGCCACAAAAAAATCGTGCGGCTTAAATTCTGCCTTAACGTTTTGCACCACGTTATCAAACTGACCTTCAAGGTCGCCGATATTTTCTGAAGTTTTTTCAGCCAGGCGATCCTGAATAGAAACTTTAACTACTGGCTCCTGTACTTGTTCTTCGTCTGACTCGTTGGAATCATCCCGATGCTTTGTAAGCAAAGTTTTCACTGTAGAACTAAGAAATTCTACATGACGTTCTTTCAGAGGCATGCCAACATTGTGTGCCATAATAAGACTACACGCGGTCATTGGCACATGCTTGTCAGAAATCTTGTCAAAAGACTTACTTTCCTCCTTCGAGAAGGCACCACACTTCTTAACCCAGTCGTTAAGATGCTTTCGACTAGATTTAACGGTGTAGTAATAATTGTAGTAATAGAAGGATCTACGGAGATGAGAATCAAACTTGTCATCTTCCCAGTTGATAGCATCACTGGTCCACTGGGGTTCAGAACCCGTGTACTTTTCGTCAAAAAATGCAGGATTTTTTGACTTAGGAGTCTTGGATTTTACTTTAATACCAGCAACAACTGCCATGGATTAACCTTTCCTAACGAAGAAGTACATATCTTAACGCATGTCATAATTTTTGTCAACACATTTTTCATAAATACAACAGACTCAAGGATACAAATCGTGCCACGTTTATCACTTTGGAAAAATGGACAACATACCAACGACTACAATTTTTTTGATAAAGTAATATCAGAACAATTTACGATAGGTGGTACTGGTGTTCTACTACACAAATATTTAGGTCCAATAAATCAATCTAATACTTATACCACAACTACCACAGTCAGTAGTGGAAATACATTATTTTTAAGTAATGTAGCTTCATTAGAAGTCGGTCAAACAGTAAATGGCGCAGGTATTAATGCAAATACAGTAATATTCAGTACAAACGTATCAGCAAATTCTATTACATTAACATCCAACGTCACAAGCACCGTATCTTCTGGCCAATCTTTAAATATCTTTTGGAAAGACGCTAGTAAACCAAACTATTTAAATCAAAGTGCAACGAACATTCAAGATTTATTATTCCTAGAAAACAGAGACAGAAAATATGATACTAGTGTTTATACATTAAGGGGCATTTACACTGTTACCGACAATGATTTTAATTTAAGTCAGTTTGGCATTTTTATGAGTGCCGACACAATATACATGACTTTTCATTTAACAGATACAGTTGCCTATCTTGGCAGAAAAATAATGGCCGGTGATGTTATTGAACTACAACATAAAAAAGATTTTTATCCGCTGGATAATAGTATTCCAAACATATTAAAACGCTATTATGTCGTAGAAGAAGTAACATTTGCTGCTGAGGGATTCAGCCAAACTTGGTGGCCTCATCTATCGCGTGTCAAACTAAACCCATTAGTAGATAGTCAAGAATATAAAGACATATTAAATCAAATATCAAATCAAAAACTTAACGGAAATTCTACGCCGTTTAGCAATTATCTAAGCACGTTAGACAAATTCCTAGAAATAAACGATGCTATTATCGAACAGGCAGAAATAGATGTAGTAAAAAGTGGTACGAATGTTGATGAGCTATACGTTCTGCCATTGAACCCTGATGGTTCACCAGGTGATCCAACAGGAATACAGGCAAATAATATGAATCTAAGAGTAAATTCAACTAGAAACTTCGCAGCGGTTGCCGCAACCACACCCGATACAAATATACCAGCATACTTGGGCGGTGATGGTGCTGCACCGAATGGCTGGCCGGTTGGTGTTGGTACATCGTTCCCTACAAACCCAGAAATAGGAGACTATTTTTTAAGAACAGACTATGTACCTAATCGACTGTTTAGATATGATGGCACTAGATGGACAAAAATCGAGGATAGTGTACGTACAAATCTCACACCTGGTCCAAATAATAAAACACAACGTAGTATATTCGTAAATAACACTGATACTTACGTTGATGACAGTGGACAAACATTACCATCGAGACAAAGCCTAAGCAAAGCTTTAACACCTAAGGCAGACAGTTAATCATGCAATTACAGCAATTTTTTTATGACCAACAAATACGCCGCTATATCATTCAATTTATAAGAATGATAAGCAATTTTCAGGTACAGTTTGGCAAGGACAGAAATGGTATTATTGCACTTCAACGTGTACCCGTCATATATGGAGATAGTAGTAGACAAGTAGCCAGTGTTATCCAACAAAACAGCGAAAGTACATTAAATTCTACTCCTTGTATGGCAGTTTATATAAGCGATCTTTCATATGACCGTGAAAGAGTGCAGAACCCAACCTATGTTGGCAAATTAAATGTACGTGAAAGATACTTCAATCCAGCGACCGGTAATTATTCAACAACTCAAGGTGATGTGTTAACAGTAGAAAGATTAATGCCTGTGCCATATAAACTAACATTAAAATTAGATATATGGACTAGCAATACTGAACAAAAATTACAAATTATAGAACAAATCAGTACGCTATTTAATCCAGCTTTAGAAATTCAATCTACTGATAACTATATTGATTGGACCAGTATTACCTACGTTTTATTAACACAAACTAATTGGAGTTCAAGAACAATACCAGTCGGTACTGGCATAGATATTGACATAGCAACCCTTACGTTCGAATTACCAATTTTCATTAGTGCTCCAGCATTAGTAAAAAAGCTAGGCGTTATACAAAAAATTATCGCAAATGTTTTTGATGCTAACGGTAATTTAGATGACGCTATTTACAATGATGCAAATCTACTAAGCAAACAATATATTACTCCATTACAGTATGGTGTAATACTACTTGATAATCAACTTAGATTAGTTGCAAGTAATCAATCAGTTGATGACAAATTTGGTACTCAAATAGTGAAAGAATTGGCAGGGAATATATCGGCAAATACTACCGTATACTTGACTGATGCAGATGGTATTAAACCGTCAATGATTGTGAGTAATTTAAGTATAACGAGTATAACATCCAATACAATTCAACCTGTATCGAATTGTGCTGTTATTTCAGTAAGTGGTGACACTGTAATTACCAGTAACGTCATCACTGGTAATATAGGTGATAAGATAGTATTTACCGATTTTACTAGAAAAAATGGCGCTGACGAACCTTGGCGTAATATTGTAAACATTTATGGCAATTTAGTTAATGGATCAAGTACTGTTAAATTGGAACTGGAAGATGAAACTTTAATTGTTGGGACAGTCGCATACAGTCCGATAGATGATACCGTATTATTATGGTCGCCTGATATTGATTCTTTACCCACAAACACGCTACCACCAATAAATGCAATTATAGATCCTGTGGCTAGTCGTCCCAATTATTCACTTCAGGATCTTGCAGTAGGCACACGTTATCTTTTAGTTAATGATTATGTACTTGATTCGAATGTAGTACCGTACTATAATTGGACAGGTATAGACGATACACCATTAGAGGCATATAAAAATGACATTATAGAATTTACAGGCCAACACTGGGCAGTTGTTTTTGATAGTAGAAATGAAATTGTGGCACAGTATGTAACAAATTTAACAACTGGTATACAGTACAAATGGGATGCTACTAAATGGACTAAGAGTTATGAGGGATATTATCCAGCAGGAAAATGGCAATTAATAATATAAAACGCGGTTGTGGTGCTCTAATTTATGCACATTCTTCACGTAGATATTTGTTCTTGTTAAGAAATTCGGGTAAATTTCCAAATACATGGGGACTAGTTGGTGGTAAAATAGAAGCAGATGAATCTATTCAAAATGGTTTAATTAGAGAAATTAGTGAGGAGTTAGGAGGACATGTAGCCGATGCCAAGATAATTCCAATAGATCAATATACCAGTGATAGTGGTATTTTTGTGTATCACACATTCTTGATTCAAGTAGACGAAGAATTTATACCTTACTTAAATCAAGAACATAAAGGCTATTGCTGGGTTACATTGGAAGTTTTACCTAAACCACTACACCCAGGCTTAGAAAAAACTCTAACATCAGCCAGGGTCAAAGAAAAATTACATACACTTGAAAAAATTAAAAATAATTAATTTCAATATTTGTTAAAAAATAACTGAATACTTAATCTAGGGAATTCAGCATCTAAAGTTATCATTGATGTTGCATGATATATAGGTGGTCTAAACCAAACCATACTGTTTTCATGTGGATATACCCAACCTTGTCCAGTATCTGGGTCATCATACAAAAATAATCCGCCCCAATTCCAGTTCCATCGTTCATTGATATATATGGTACTACTTAATCTAGGATTACCACCAGAAGCACTATCATCGTGATGAAAATTTATTTGTGAGCCTGGTAGCCATATGTGCATGAAACAAGTTAAATTTCTATACTCTGCGAAATCTGGATGTACAGATTTATATTTTTCTAGAAAATATCCTTTATACTCTTCCAACGGTAGAATCAAAACTGGACCATATGATCCGCTTTCTAATCCTGCGCCCCATCTTCCCATATTGTTTACTTCAAATGACGGTGTGCCACGTGCATTTTGAAATTTTTGACGTAATGCAGTAAGCGTTTCGCCATCTAAAAAGTTTGCTACTCTATTGATCATTTTAAAATTCTGTTGTTAAGAAAAACAATTGAAAAAGTCTACCAGTATTTAAATCTGAACCAAAGTAGTCTAGACTTGTATGAAACATTTCACTTCGATATAACACCAATCTATTGTATCTATTAGCTATTATGTCACACAGTTCCCATTTGGTCATGTCCTGTGATTCGTATTCAGACAGTTGACTTGCTATAGTTGCCCCAGTTTTTTTATACTGATAAATTCCAGTGCCGCCACTCAGAGGTGCATCCGGAGTTAAATAAAGCACACCTGCCCACGTGTTATAATGATCAGTATGAATCCAACTACGATCACGGGAGGTTGCTAATTCAAATGACCCTGTTAACCCGTCTATCTCATTCCAATTTGTTATTAGCCCACCGGCATTCATTAATAAATTTTGTATAGTAAGTTTAGTATCTTCGGTAAGAAAACTCCTAGTACGTAAACCAGGATATTTGTAGTTTTTAAATTCTTGTTGTAATATGTAACTTCTTACACCATCAGGATTACTATAAAAATTATCTGTAATAATTACGTTTGTTTTCATTATATTTGAGTGTCAAAAAAGAATAATTGAAATAATCTACCGTCTTCGGGGGTACTACCGAAATAATCATTACTCATATGAAATAAATCACCACGATACAACACTAGTCTATTGTATCTATTTGCAACAGTATCATATTTGTACCATTTTGTAACGTCAGAAGCATCATACGGCCTGTCGCCCATTTCACCGCTGGTGGTTGCACCATTTTCCTTATACATATAAAGCGAAGTGCCACCACTTAGTGGAGCATTAGGTGTCAAGTATAAAACTGCTGCCCACTTATTGAAGTGATCAGTATGTATCCAACTACGATCACTGGCATATGTTAGTTGATATGATCCAGTAAATCCGTCTGTATGAAACCAATTTGTAATTTCTTTTCCGTAATTCCAAATTATGGTTTGAATTGCCTCTTTTAAATCTGGGGTAAGAAAACTTTTCGTTCTTGATCCTGGGTAATTACCTTTGACATTAAAATCCTGCTTAAGTGCGAATTCTCTTACCATGTCGGGGTTACCCAAAAAATCGTCTACTATAATTAGATTTGTTCTCATATTATTATTTAATCTAAAATATGGGTCAGTAAGAAATTGTTATCATGATCCATATCAAAAAACTTGTCTGATACTATTTCTTCAACTCGTTGATACACTGTTTTACTCCAGTAAGGTCTTGACAATTCATAATTTTCTTCCATATATGGTTTTAATTCATCATAAACTGATGGATTTAAATTTAACATGATATCGTTAAATTCTTCTATGTTATTGAATCTAATAATACCTTTTGGATTAAAATATTTTTCTATGTTGACACAACCATAATATATGGGTATTGTTTTAGTTTTAAAACAATCAATTAATTTTTCAGTAAACATATTGTTCATAACTTGATTTTCACATGCCACATTAAATTTTGCATTCGTAAAAAATACATTCTTATCATCTATTCGTGGCGGACTTCTATGCCAGAACATATCAAAATTTGTAGGCTTGTGCTTTTCTAGCCAACGCATAATCATAAAACGAATATGATAATCATACCCATTAATCTTACTACTCATTAAATAAGTAATTTGATTTTTCTTTTCTAAAACAATGTTATTATTTATCCATGATCCTATTGGGCAAAATTCCATAGCTTTTATATTAGGTATGCTAAGTATTCGTTCATCATAAGCCAAAACTAAATCAAACTTACGATGATTTTCTTTTACCATATTATAAAAATCAACATATAGATTAGGTGGTTCACACTGCATCAATATATTAATATCAGCATTAGGATCATGCACAATTGAATCCATCGTAACAGATATTCTCTTATCGAATTTTTTAGTAAATCTATGCTTATTATCTAATCCATAAGCTGGAAAATAACCAATTTGATTAATTACATGCATGTTCGAATCTCTTTTTAATATCTAAAATATTTTCCGTTCTGACCGCCACGTCCTTCAATAATCCAATCCACTAAATGTATAGTGTTATTTAACTCTAATTCATTGAATATTTTGTAAAAAATGTATTCTATATCAACATAAAAATACTTTGAATTTTCGTCAACCATAGTACAACATGCATTGAGAATAATTTCGTATTTGTTCATCTGCATTGCACCAACTGCATATGCAACGGTGTAATAGCCGCCTAAATTATCGTCAACATACATGTCAGTGGGCAAAAAATATTCGGGTATATAGGTTAAATTTTGTCTATTCCAAAATACTGGCTTTTTAAATAAAAATTTGTTTACATTAGCTGCAATCAGATCATCTATAAAATGTGTTGTAAAATAATATCTGCCTGAAACTTTCACCAAGAAATCATAGTTATCTACTATTTTCTTTTTATAGTGTTTTAAAAACTCAAGTAACATTATGTTTTCACCATACGATTTACTCTTATGTGTTCTAACTATATTTCCAACACTAGCATTAATGGTTTCAAGTTGAACATATTGCAATTTTGGAAATTTTTCAATTAAAACATTGAAATAATTTTTACTACCGTCAACTAAAAATATAGTAGCATTTGAATCTTGATTGAAAATAGATTCAATTGTTTTTATAGTATCATCTAATCTTTCTTGAGTGGACAATATAGTTCTAATCTGATCTTCTTTCAGCAAACAACTATTGTCTATGTCAATCACTGAAGTAATCACATAGCAATTATTCATGGTCTATACACTCTACGAATGGAATTACTAAACACTACTGCCATATTACTTAGATTACTATCACGACATACTAAATCACCACATTCGGCTAGTGTCATGCATTCAATAAAAGATTCTATCCAAAACTGTTTACGATAAAACATATCATATTCCCAACTAAAATCGGGACGTTCGGTTACTAATTCGGTTTTAAGTCTTATCATATTAGGATAACATTTGATATAGCTACCATATCTATTAATTAGTTTTTCCAGCGACTCTTCGTTGTCACTAGCTACAAAAATATTATTATACTCACCAGTTTCCAAGCGACTATCTATTGTTTGGCAGTACAGATCAAAATTTACTTTCTTTAAATTTTCATGCAAAAGCATAGTTGTAATACGAAGATGCACACCTAATGTTTTTAATCCAATTTTATTTTCTGCGCGCCAACGATGAACAAAATTTTTAATATTATTCTTGATATGAATTTTACTTAGTACACGCTTATAGTCTTGAAGTCGTGAACTAAACTCTATGGGATTATTTCTATCGTATAGTTTACTTAGTGGTAAGTAGCCGCCATAAACATAGGTACTGTCAGTATATTGATCTAAAACATATCCCATAATATGATCATAAGGACGTTCTATACCGTAACTTTCCATAGTTTTACGATGATGCTGTACATGACGTAATTGATCTTGTAGTATTGGATCCGTTTGCTCTCCTTCTTCAAAAGGACTTAAAGTTAGAAAAACATTGTCAAAGTCTATGTCTGCCAGTGGCACAATTCCAAATTGAAAAAATCTACTAAATATTCCACCACCTGGCATCACATAGATATAGTTTTTCATTGTATTTCACTCATCCAATGATTAATCATTTCATCTATCATGGTTTCAAATGTGTATTTTGGAGTCCAGCCTAGCTTCTGTCTAATTTCTGAACTGTCACCACGTAAATAACGAAGTTCTTCTGGTCGCATGAATTTTTGATTTTGCACAACATAGTCTTCGTAGTTCATACCCAGTGTTGCAAATGTATATCTACATAATTCTCTGACACTCCTGGACTCACCAGTAGCAACAACCCAGTCTCTGGCCTCATCGTGATTAACTATAAGATGCATCGCACGAACATAATCATAGCTATGGCCCCAATCTCGCCAACTGTCTAGATTGCCAAGCTCCAACTTTGTAGTTAATCCAAGTTTAATTTCAACGGCCGTTTTTACTACCTTATTTGTTACAAAGTTAGTACCGCGTCTAGGACTCTCATGATTGAAAAGAATACCGTTACATGCATGCAATCCATATGCATGTCGATAGTGTCTAGTGAGATTGTAGCCCATGACTTTGCTACACCCATATGGACTTACAGGAGTCATAGGTGTAGATAAACGTTGCACACCGTCCTCGTCTATACTGTTACCAAACATTTCGCTACTACTAGCTTGATAGAATTTGGCATCAGGTGCAAACTCTCTATACGCTTCAAGCATATTTAAAACGCCTAAACTATTTGTTTTTATAGTAAATGCAGGCATATCAAAACTGATGCGAACATGACTCATTGCGCCTAAATTATAAATCTCATCAGGCTTAACGTCTTTGATCGTCCTAATAATGCTACTTTCATCTGTTAAGTCGCCATAAATCCGTGTGATTTTATCGTTTACATGCATCAAGCGACTACTTTGATTTTCTGGTACGCTATGTCTACGAACGATGCCATAAACATCATATCCTAACTCAAGTAGATATTCAGTTAAATAACTACCATCCTGTCCTGTAATACCGGTTATTAGTGCTTTTTTCTTCATATTGTTTTAAATAATTTCTTTTGACTCAAGTCTGCATAACTTTCCCAAGTTGAACAGTCTTCTGTGTATTCTGGTACTTGATCCATTAATATGATTCCACGTGCTGCGTCTTCTGGTGTCATGTACATATGCCACCCACAAATATCACCATCGTCTTCCCATTGACTAACATTTAAATCTCTACCATCATAACGTGCTTTACTTAACCATTCAACCGCTTTGGCATCGTCAGTCAATATCATACCACCACGACCTATCGGTATACGTTTCTTTATTTGAAAACTTACTACGTGAAATCCACCAGCATACATTCCCTTACGCCAACGTGTAGCCGCATCCCAAATAGGATAAGGTTTTAATTGATATATTCCAGACCACGATTCATCTCTAAACGAAACACTACATCCAGCATGTATAATATTCATTGGAATACTCTGATATGTATGTTTAGGTATTTCAATGGTGCCCGTAGCATGTAAATATTTAAGACATAAAAATAGACCATTAGTGCAACAATCTACACTAACTCCGTATTTTGCTCCAGCAAATGCTGCTACTTTCTTTTCAAAAATTTCAACAACATCTCTAGGATCTTGCCAATCATATCCTAATTTCTTAACTTGTGCTAATTCAGGCCTTTGAAAATGTGGTGGTAATTTACCACTCGGCCAGCTATTAAATTTACTCATATTTGTATCCTAACTTTTCAGCATATTCATAACATTTTTGTTTAATTCGTGATCTAAGTGGTTTAGCAGGATTACCTCCATAAACTGTCCAAGGTTCAGTATCTTCTTTTAACATACTGTTCGCGGCAAGTACAGATCCTTCTGCCATAGTTACTCCTGGTAATACCACACTATTTGCCAGTGTTCCAGCAAATCTCTTAATGATAATAGGCTTTAGAACTTGATCATCTTTATATTCTTCTGGTATAAGAGGTCCTACTAGCCCATGTCCAAAAAATGTTTCACTGCCGCAAATTAGCTTAGAACCAACGCTAATGAAGCAAAAATCTTCTACAGTTAAACTAGTTTTTTTGCCACCTATAACTACAACCTGCGGGCTAATATGTACATAATCACCTATAGTTAATCCAGTAGTACAATAAAAACCACTATCAATAGCAACATGATTGCCTATTTTTACAAGTTCCTGTCTGGTAAACTCTGTATTTTTGTGTATAAAAACGTTTTGACCTTGTATCATATAAAAACTTTGTCATGATTTTGACCATAGTATGGTCCAGTTTTGTACTCATAAACAACGGTATCATCTTCCAATATGGTATAAGTGTGACCACCTTCAAACGTCATTGAACAGTCGCCACGATTTATTATTTGTTTTTCCAATAAGGTACCATCAGTATCATAGAAACTTACTTCAACACTACCTTGTATTACAACCCATGATTCTTGAGCAATAGTCATATCATACATGGGAGTTTTCCAAATATGCTTATGGGGCTTGAACGTTTTACCCTTTTGCATACGTAGTGTTGCAAGTTGTAAAAATTGATTATCATCCGCTACATTTGTTCGCTCAACAATTTCATCTAATCTATGAACTAGGTGTAACAATTTCGTTGAATCACGTTTACTATAAATTTTATACATAGTAGAAGTTCTTTCTTATGATTTTTTGCAACCACTCATCGAATTTATCATGAACAACAGTGTCACTAAAATTTTGCATAGCCCATGTACGACATACCGAAGGTGATAGTTGTGTTATTATGTTTGCACAATCTACAAAACTTTTGAAGTCTTTACAACGATAACCGGTAACTCCATGCACAACACTATCAACATAACCGCCCCAATCGGTAGTTAATACAGGAGTGCCACAAAACTGTGCTTCTGCAACAATATTGCCAAATGGTTCGATGTAGTGTGACGGTGCCATTAAACACTGTGCTTTACTTAACAAATCACTACGTTCTTTTGGTCCAACATACCCGACACATTCTACATGTGATGGCATTTCAGAATAACCTAAATGTTTCAAATCTTTAGTTGGTCCTGCAATTATCAATCTTTTACCTATGTGTTTTGTTACTTGAACGCAAAGATCAATTCCCTTGTCAAAATTAACTCTGCCAAGATAAACAAAGTAATCATCTTTCTTATCATTAAATTCAAATTCAGATGGTGTAAAAGCATTTGGAATAACTGCGTCATACCAACTTGGACTAAGTATCATGCGATGTAAACCATAATAGTAATGCATTTGACTATAGCTGACAAATGCTCTGTAAGGTGCAAATACTGCTTCTGGTGGATATCCTATACTAGGCTCAAGTAAAAACAAATCAGGATGATTGTCCATGGTAGGCTTATTTGCCTGACCATAAAAAGCCAATATCATATCGCCAGGGTTTTTTCTCTTCCTTACTATTTCAGTTGCACGTGTATTGTATAGATCAACAAGATGCGGTTTATGTAAGAACAAATCACCATCTTCTGGTGGTATAAGTTCATCGTTTGTAATACATACCTCATTTTCACAATCTACTTCGGCGGATTGGTGACCGTAATGAATAATATTGTAGCCTCTATTACGCATGTTGCTAACAAATTTCATTGCAGCAACATTGAATGGCTCCATACGATATCTAGTGTGTGTAATACCGGATGGATTTGTAAGAATGTGTAGTGTAGTCATTTTAATCCCATTGATTTTCTAATTTCAGTGCCAGAAATTTGAGTAATTGAATCATTAAATTTTTCTTCCTCAAATGTATAACCAACACCCCGACCATAACCTATATGTACAATGTTCGGTACTACCATAATTTCGTATTGACCCTGATATAATAGATCCAAATCACGCTTTATATAATTCTTAACTTGATCAGTATTAAATGGATTTGAATTATTCCAACCATTACAGTCACGAATCATTATACATACTTGTCCCGTACGAGAAAGCAATCGCTCAAACAATGCGCGGTGGCCCGAATGCCATGGTTGCCAGCGACCTAACATCTGCACAGTTTCTTTACGTGAATCAAATGTAGGTCTACGCATATTTTTTAGTATACGTTCGCCTACATAAGCTACCCATTTTTCAGCATTTTGTTCATTGATTCTGAAGTCATATATGTCTGGTGGTACGAATGCTTTATTGGTATCTTCATATCTACCAGAATCTATAGTATCCATCCATATGGTCCAATCCGCTTTGAAGTTATGACGCATTTCAGGTAGAGGTGCCACAAAATCACATATAACATAATCGCCCGTACATTTGATGGCAAATTCCGCCATACGTAAACTCTGTCTGATTCTTCCTTCTCTGGAAAAATCCCAATCATTGAATTTTTTTCTTACCTCATCAGCATTAAACCAATCTACCTTAGATTTATAATGTATAGGTGGTAGTTCATATTGTGCCATTCTGTAAGCCGGCATTGAATCGAAACTAGAATTTTCTTCTAGATATTTTTTAAGCCGTTCGGAAAAATAAGTTTTACCCGAACCAGGCAATCCCATTACTAATATTTTTTTCATATTTTTTCAATGTATTAATTAGTTTAGTAGTATCAGCACATGTATAACTCTGATAACTATGAATCAAATTCTTAGGCATTTTTATATACCTATGTATATTAGTTATCTGGTTGGCGACATCTACAAAAGATTTAACTTTACCAGTTCCAACATTCCATACACCGGATTCAGGGATATCCATGAACGCTAGATGATGTGCGATAACATCATCTACATGAATAAAGTCTCTATAAAAGTTTTCTGATCCATAAAACAATTCTATGTATCCATGCTTTTCATATTGTTGTCTGAACTTATGTTGAGGACTGGCTTGATTACCTTTATGATCTTCACCTGGACCATATACATTAAAATACCTAAAACCTTGTATAGTAATACCAGTATTTTTCAATCCACTAACATGTCGCTCAAACAAATACTTTGACCATGCATAAGGACTTCGCGGATCCGGTAAGTCCGTTTCTTTAAATGGAACATTCAAATCATTATGTTTTCCGTAAATACTAGCAGAACTTGAGTATTGAAAATTAACGCCGTATTTTATGCATTGATTCAGTAGCCATATACTAAAATCCAAATTCTGAATTAATACCTTTTCAACATTAGTTTCAACAGTTGAACTTATTGCACCTACATGTATTACTAGATCCTTGTCTTCAACCTTGATTGGATGATCATCACCCCACTCATAGGTTGACACTTCATGCTTTGTTAATGCTTTTAAAAAATTAGATCCTATAAACCCTTTATGCCCAGTTAACAAAATTTTCAATCAAAAAACTCCTTCAACGAGATGGCTTTGTCATCTATCCACACATCATAAACTGGCTTACGCATTCTTATTTCGTGACACTTACAACCCCACTCTGACAATTGTTTGTGTGTAAGTTCAGTATGGTCTTTACCAGAATTCATACCACGTGCTGTCCAATAAATCACAGTGTGTCCACTGTCATACAGTTGGTTTATCTGAGTAATTCTATCTGTATATGGAACACTGTTTGCATAGTCTCCATCACTATTGGCGCAAATTGTGCCATCAATATCAACCATGAATATCATTTTGACTATCTCCCTTCATAACTCGATAGTTATCTTCAACACTATCAGGAGTTGAAACTTCAATAATAGTTCCTTCTTCCACACATGTTAATCTATGTGGTAGTAGTGGTGTATTATTCCAAACGTCACCAACATTTAAATATCTATCACGAACAGTTGCGTCTTTCGTATCAATATATTCAACTATGAATTTGCCACTTAGAACATACCAAGTTTCGTCTTTCTGTGCATGAAAATGCATACTAAATTTAGCACCTGTATGAAATTTTAATAGTTTACCACAATACTTGTCGTTAGTAGCAAATATAAACTCACTACCCCAACCTTTTTCTACATGTCCGGATAATCTAGTCATACAATTTCCTCCAGAGTAGGAGCATAATTTCCCATATGTTGAACTGTGATCATAGAGGCACGATTAGCGAATCGTATAGCATCCATAATGCAATTCGTTTCTAAAAACTTATATACCAGCGACGATAGAAAAGTATCACCAGCACCACATACATCTATTACTTCTATTTTAGGTACTGAAAACATTGTTTCTTTATTATTGCTCTTGTACATTGCACCACGATTACCAAGAGTAACAATCAATTTGTCGTTTAAACTATGACATGAACTATATTCAATCTCATTTATTTTTACATAAATGCCATAAAATTTATCTAGTTCCTGTTTCTTAGTATCTAAGAACATAGGTCCAATGTAATTTTGCCTAATGTGTTGAATTATCTCGTATGATATAAATCCCTTGTTGTAATCACTAATTACTACAGCATCGTAACGTGACATGTCTAATTCATCTACCATCTTAGTAGATAATGGGTTACTTTTCTTATCTTTGTCTATTCTAAGTAGCTGTTGTTTACTTTTTGTATCGATTATTCTAATCTTACGTCCTGGGTCAGATACTATTGAATGCACATCCAGACCTAGATTTATTAGATTTTGATTGACATTGCCAGCCATACCTGGCTTAGTTTCATTGTATTTGTAGTTAATTATAGGTACAGGCGCTTCTGGACTTATACGATCCACAGAACCATACTGATACTCGTCTATACAATTATCGCCTAGTAATAATATCTTGTATTTTTTCTGTTGTTGAATATCCATAGATCCTGTCAAAAAATATAATGCGTGGACAAACGTGTGCACCAATTATAGGCTTGTTTATGTAGTCTGATCCTTTTACCATGATGTCGCAAGTAACTATCATATTAATTAGTTGTTGATCAGAATCGAAAATCTGTACACAATCTACCGCTTTAAGATTTTCTAATAAAACTTTACGCTCAACTTCACCGTTAATTGGTCTTGACTCACCCTTTAATCTTTTTATCCTAAGATCACTATCAATTCCAACTAATAGATAATCGCCTAAAGATCGAGCATAGTTTAGTAAAGCAATATGCCCTAAGTGTACAATATCAAAACTGCCATTTACAAATATTTTGGTCATATAGTTTTAACACGCTCGTACTCTATAAGTGTATCTATAGTATCGTATACTGAGTATTTTGGTAAAAATCCTAATCGCTTAATTTTGTCACAGTTCATATAAAATGATTTAGTTTGAACGATCTTATGAAATGGACTTGCATCAACGTAATTAATTCTACTTGTAGAGTGTGCTTGTTCAACAATATAGTTGATTGCGTCAATAAATTTAGTTGGTTGACCTGTACCTATATTGTAGATTTCATTTACACTACCGTGGGTACATACTAGATTAATCGCTCGCACTAAGTCTCGTACATCTATGTAGTCCCGATAAAATTCACCGCCATTGTAGATATTTACCTCTTCGTTCTTTACTATTCGCTGTAGTAGTCCAGTCAATGCATTTTTTTTAAGTGATGCATTTTTATCTCCTATGCCTATGACATTGGCGAATCTCATGATTCTATAGTTTATATTGAACGTTTTACAGTAACTGATCAACAGTTGCTCGGCTGTACGTTTAGTGATACTATAGAACCCTTGAGGATCACAATAGCTATTTTCATCAACGTTTTCGCCATGTCCATATACGAACCATGAACTAGCAAAATTAAACGTAACTGGTCCTGGTAATTTCCTACAGTTTTCCAATACTCTAATTAGCACTGTTAGATTAGTATCAACGTCGATATGTGGATTATTATGTACATTATAGTTATCTGTTGTACTGATAAAGTACAAAACTTGATTAGTTTTAGGTATTAAATCATTACGATCATTCACTACACATTGATATGTAGAACTATAATGTTTACCTATAAAACCGTGACCAAATAAATTAATCATTGTGTTTTGTTAGAATGTTGACACATTTATCATAAAATAAATCATTGTGCAGATTCATACTAGATTGAAATAAATGATAGAACATTTCTCTATTGTTTTTATCAACAAAAGTAGTACCTATTCCGTAAGATGGCATATCGTCTGCCAATGGCCATGGCTCAGTTCGTTTGTATGGTAACTTTTCATATCGTGATGGCATTAGTGTTTCCATAGGCAAATTAATTTCTTCTGCTCTATACGTTAGACTTTCGCCTACATCACCTTTATTGTTAGGAATAAAACTCGGTTTACCTAATAAATCAAAATATTCTCTAGAAATACATATTGCACTAGGAGCAATGTAGGTATGTCTGTTATTTTCTAAATGATTTGCACGTTGAATATTGCCAATCATAATATTTTTTTCAGCAGATTCAAACATGTACTGTAGTGCTTCAGTGCTTAGTGGTATACAATCTATATCCAACATCAATATCGTGTCGTAATTTTGTTCATAAAATAATTTGTTAAAAGCATAATCAATAACTGCATCTGGGTAGACTACACCATCTGGTGCATTATACTTTAAATATTCAAAGTAACAATTAGGTATAGTGTTCAACTTTTCTACAACTAATCTTTGATATTCAGCTACTCTGTCATCAACTTGAAAATTATTGTAGGTAAATATACAACGTTTTTTAACCGGTTTACTAGGTTTGTGTAGGTGATATACCCACATGTTAATTTGATGCAGTTGATATCCTATCTTTGGCAATATATCCAGAATTAGTGTGCAATCATTTGCAGCTTGCGGAAATTTTTGTATATTAGGATATGTAACAAAACTTTTTTTATTTACTACTAGTGGCTGATACCAACCCAAAGCATTGTAACGGACACTTGGTGTTTCTTGTTCATCAACATAATTTTGGAATTTGTCATATTGAAAAGTAGAATAATCACCGCAATCATATTTGATACATTCTGGCCCTTCTATCATTTTTCCAGGAGATTGCTCAACTACATATCCTGTCAATATTGTTTTTTGATTTGAATATATCGGTATAAATTTATCCCAGTGCTTTGCGACGATCATGTCACTGCTGATTAGCACTACTGTATCGTATTTTGCTCTATAAACACCACGATTGAATGCATAATAAACATCAGTCTCATCTACTATTTCAACAATTTCATGTGGATATAAACTGTTTAATTTTAAGTAGTAGAAGAATCGTTCTATTTCTTTATTGGTGCTTAGGTAAGGAACTACTACGCTGTACATTTTAATGGTAATATTTAAAGTTTATTGGTTGAATTTTGACATTCTTACCCACAAAATACTCAATGTTATGATAAATGATGTTTAATATTCTTTCAGCTAAAAATGCTAGCAATCTACGATCATTAGGTCTTTCTTTGTGCATATCATGCTGTATATGTTCTATTATATATTTGCATCCTTCGTATAGCTCAAAAACTATATCAAATAGTACGCTACAAACTCGGTCGAATAATTTTTTATGAGCAAAAAAAGAATTGCACGTTGATAAACTATTTTGAAAATGTAATTGATTAGCCATTGATTCAGTAATAGCTATTTTATTTTCTTTAATTGCTTGATACAACATTTTAACACCAATGTCTGTATGCCAATACGTAAATTGATTCCACACACTAATGTCACCAAAATAAACAAATTTAGATACGTATACAGTACTACTATCTAATCGTATGCAATTAAGTTCATGATCATCATAAAATCTACAATATTGATTGACGCCAACGAATTCATTTCTGGTATTTTTCCATACCCAATAAAGACCAGTTAAATCACCAATTAGGTGATTTAGATGTGAAATGTTATGAAATGTGTCATCTAAAATATAATCATTTCTTAAGCATTTATCTTTAACTTCTGTAGATAAAGCATGACTACCGCACATTATAACTTTTTGATTACATTGTGTGTGGCGTGGTTGTATATTATTGTGACTATTACAGTATAGTGTTAAATTCATTCTACGTCGATACTATTCCATATTGGCTGCCAATCTATATATGGATCTTTTTCCAGTTCTGTTTGCATATGAAAAGTTAAGCCATTTATTGGTGTCACCCCTAGTACGCCTCGTTGTGTGAAAATATAATTTAGAGATTTATTTTCTAATTCTATAATATTGCCGCGAATAATTTTTTTGTTTATTAAATCGTAAAAAATATCATACAAATCTGTGTGTTTTTTAAATTGATGATGACTAGTCAGAAAGCTACAGCTAGTGTCATACGTTTGCATCCAATAACTATGTTTGCCAGGTTCTATTAAACGTGGAATTGATCTACCTTTGTATGAACGAATAAAATCTGGATCAACATATGGACAAATTATAGGATGAGTTTCATAATTATTGTACAGATGATAGAACATATCAACACTGTAATACAGTGATTTTTCGGTAAACAAGTAATCATCTTGTACTTGATACACTAAATTATTACCATTGGCTATTAGCCAATCATAACAACTTTTAATGCTTTTCATTATTCCCACACCGTTAAGAGAAGTAAGTTCTATGTTAATATTATTACTTGAAAATTGTGCAATACGTTGTTTTATAAAATTAACTAAATTTTCTGTACAGTTGTCTTCGTAAATTTTTATATGATGTATGGTTTTTGTTTCAGTAACAGATAGATATTTTACGGCGTTAAGAAAAGACTGAATTGATTTTTTACTTAATAGAGTTCTATCTTCTGTGCAAAATCTTTTACGGCCTTGAAAACTTGCTACATCGCATGTCTGCAATGCATAATGAATTTCAATTTTATCACTCATGTTTTATATCCAAGTAAATTATTATGCACTAGATCATATTTATAGCCATGCAAATTTAAAAAATTAACAATTTCATCAAAATAATTATTTTGATTATCAAAATACTCTACAAAAATTACAGGCGAATCTCTTTTAATTGTATCAATACTACCGTGTAATATTTCAACATCCATACCTTCAGCATCTATTTTTAATAGATCAAGATGACTAATATTATTTTCAAATACGAAGTTATCAACAGTAATTTGATTTATTATTGATTTTTCAGATTTTGAAATTATATTATCAGTTTTTAAACTATAACGGCCAAAATTATTTCTAGTATTGTAATCTGGCTCAGATATTGAAATTTTAGAATTAGTATTACCTAATGCCATATTATGCGTATAAACATTAAAAATGTTATTTATAGCCAAATTACCGCATAACATTTGATATACCAATCTTTGTGGTTCAAAACTATAGATTTTTCCATTTGGAAAATAATTTGCTAACCACATTGTAAAAGTACCAATATTTGCACCTATATCAAAAATGACTGGATTTTTTACATGTTTAATTCGTTCTATACAATGACTAGCTTCAACGGTAGAAGTATTTCCATGATCTAATATAAATTGACTAATACCTATTGCATTTTCATCATGATCAAATCTGTTTACAATTAACATACCATGATCTGAGGAAACTAATACGTTACGTCTAACTTTGTCATTTAAATAAAACATAAAACTAGTTTTTTATAAGATGTACATATCTGCCTGGCTTATGAACACGAACAAAAATGTTAATCGTTTCACAAACGTTTGCTAGTGTATTCAAATTAACTTCCAGTGTTTTAAAACCTATAAGACCTTGTTCTTGTTGTGTTCTCCAGTATGGTACTATGTTATAGGTAACATCATATATTTCTAGATCAACAGAATGATAAATTCCAAAAGTGCTTTCACTGCGACGTTGCTCTATAGTTTCAAAGTTATATCGCTGATCAAACATTTGAAACGTTTTGGCACTTAAAGGTCTTACGTGAGTATAGTCATCCCAGAACAAGTCACAGCGATGATGTGGTACACAAATATACCACTCAGCTCCGTGTTTACTTACTCTATACATTTCTTTTATTACTTGAGTAAATACTTTAGGATTTTGACCCAAATGCTCTAATACATTGTCCGCAGTAATACGTTCAAAAAAATCATCTTCCCAAGGCCATAGTGTTTGTTCCAAATCTAATACTTGATCTGGATTACATTTTGCCTCTATATCTACATTCCAATGATCGTTTAATTTTTTCCATCCACAACCTAGGTTTAGTTTTTTAGTTTCTGGTATAATATTCATTACTTCCTCGTTTTAATTATTGTGTCACCCGGTAATTCATACGCAAATAAATCTGTTTGTATTATGGCTACATCATCTGCCTTAATCATTACATCAGCACTTTCGTATATTCCACGATCCAACACTTTGTTGAATAAATTTCTTGCGGCAGCTGGATCTATTGAATAAGCATGTGCTTTGTTAATAAAATTCCAGTTATTATTTATTGATCTCATGTTTGGAACAAGTCTTTTTTTAAATGATGCGTTAAAAGCTAAATCGTCTTTTGATCCCAAATATACAATGCCATTGTATATTTCGTGATGAAAGTAAGGCTTTATCATGATTGCATCATGTTCTAGTATCACCAACGGTTGATCTTGCTCCATACATTTAACCCAAAGTGAAATATGACTCAAACTACATGCTATTTCAGCCAAACTTTGTAAATGATCTGTAACTTTGAGCCACTTCACCCAACTTTGATTAATCAAATGTTCTGGTATTATAATATCTGATCCTGTTCCATCAAATCCCGTGTAAAGTTCTGCTGACATATTAACTTTATTACAACTATTTAAACATCTATTAGCTAAATCAAAACTAATAGGATTTGTTGGTATGTTAATAATATAAGCTTTTGATACTGATAGATTATAGCTTTGATATAGAGTTTTCATATAACAACTCACGCACTAACTTATTACACTTTTTAATTGATCCTGTCCAATCACATGGGACATCTTGATGCACGCACCAGGCATCATGATACCATTTAGATTTACTTATGTCTGAATTATGATTCCAAGTAAAATATGCCGCAGCATGCATTAACACTATAGTGCATTTTCCCATAGACGCTGCTGCATGACTTATACTGGTGTCACATGTAACAACTATGTTGCATGTGTCTATTAAAGCAATTGTATCTTCCCATGTATCAAATGGAATATATCTAATTTGTTCGTTATGATGATCTATTTCTTTTTGTAAATTGATAATTTCACCAAATTCTTTTAAAGAATCAATCATTTGTTCAATTGGCAGTGTTCTTAATGTGGTTTCTACATGAGTTTTTTCTCCTTGAACACATAGTCCTATTCTTTTATCTTTTTTTGGATATTTCAAATTATAGGCATCAAGTATACGATAATCTGACTTAATGTAAATATCATTCTCTGGTTGTTCAATTGACAAAATATTTGCCAAACTCATTATTGGTATTGCATATATGTTACTAACACTTTTGTCTAATTTAGATACTGGTTGAACGTCAAAATTTCTTATAAATGTTTGCGTTAACCCTCCTCCATCAAAATAGATGTTTTTGCAAAACTTTTTAAGTTTAGGTATCCATCGAGAAAAAATAATCTGATCACCGAATCCAGACTCTTCCACAACTACTAAATGATCTACAACTGATCCATCCCATAATTTAAATTGATAATTTGGTTTTCTTTTCCACCAATAATCGTTTTTTCTCGACTGTTCAGTTAAGTAAAAAGCTTCGGCAGTTTTTCCCTCTTTATGTTTAAACCAACTGACTGCAAGATTTCTCATCCTATCATCTGAAATTTGCAATGCTACACTATATGCTTCATCGTGTCTATTAACATATCTAAGAAAATTGGACTTGTCTCGTTTAATTTCCCAGTTTTGATTTATACCTAATTTTTCTTGTAACTCTAAAATACGCAAAGCATTTTGAACGTCATTACCAAGAAAGAAACACATTCGCATATTGGTATATATTTTATCTAGAATAGATACATCTTTAATTTGTTTTGCTACTATAGACAATACGGTCGCAGAGTCTAAATAATTTTTTGTTTCAAACAGAAACTTTGCACCTTCAAGTAAATTATCTAGCATAATAAAAATCTTTATAACGTTGTGGCTTGTGAATTTTACATTCAATATAGATATCACTACCCACATTAGTGTAATGTCTACCCGCAAAATTGATACTCTCTATATTTTCTGGACTGTGGGCTAGGCTATTCCACGGTTCACTTAAATAGAAAAATTCTTTAACAACCTCAATATCTACATTACACATTAAACCTAATTTAGTATGATGTCCTCCTGAATTCAAATCATCAAAATTGAACTTTTGATCAAACATACGAAGAGTGGTTGGTGCAATTTTACGAACATGTGTTGGGTCAATATGAAAAATATCACTATTGTAGTGAGGCACTGTAATCTTCCAAACGCAATTATGCTGACTAACTCTATACATTTCACTTATAAGAAACAAAAATTTTTCAGTTGTTTCGCCTAAATGTTCTAGAGTATGAAATAAAATCATCTCACTGACTGATGAATCATCAAGTGGCCATACTTTTTCACAGTCAAAGAGTAAATCCGGAACACATAGATCGTCCTTGTCTACATTTATATAATCTTTAAGTTTATTAAATCCACACCCAACATTTAGTTTCATAATTTTTGTATTACGACTTCAATCGCACTTTCTGCAAAAGTGTATCTAGTTTGATCCACACCAAACATTGATTTGAAATTTAAGTTATCCAGTAACTCAATTTTTTTAATTCTTATATCTTTTTTGTACAAAGACAATAAATCAAACAAATTAATACTCTTTACACACCATGATATATCTTTATTAATAGTAAATGAAAATTTGTGATCGCTATTAAACGAGGATGGCCATTGGCCTTGCTCGTATAAATCTTCATCGGGGACTGTTATTACTAAATGTCCACGTGGTTTAATAACTCGCAACCAATTTTTTAGCGCAATATGTGGTGCAAACATATGTTCTAAACAATGACTGCTTACAGCAAAATTAAAAGTATTATCTTCTATTGTAGCGAGATATTGAGCATCACCATTGGAAATATCCCATGAATAAATAGCATTAATTAGTGGAAAAAATTCACCATATTTTGCTAAACTGTCTTCACCAGCGCCTATATCAATCCCTGATCCAACAAAGTATTCTCTAATAAATCTAGAATCATTTAAACGTCTGATAACAGACTTTTGCATTTCTTGTGCCATGTTATTGTTTAAAATTATAACTTAAACTAATTCTCAGATGATTAGATTCATGTCTTTCCACAGCATGTAATAAATAACTCGGAAATACTATCAAAGTGCCAGGTACACTATTACATATTACTTGACTGACTGTTTCTTGAGATATACCAGATTGTTTCACATAATACATATTATTTACAGGACTATTTAAAAATATTCTAGCCCCGTCTTTCTCACATGTCAAAATATATATTGCTGAAACAACACTGGTAGGATGAACATGGTTTTCTTGAAAATCATTACGTTCATAAATATTAAACCACGAACCATTGTTAGTTAAGGATGATACATCTATATTAACTTTTTTACAGTAAGTAAAAACTTCATTTATAACCCATGAGTTTAAATTAGCAAATTTTTTATCCGTAACAATTTCATATTTGCCATCACTTGTATTATAAGTTTTATTTGATAGCCAACCTTGACCACCTGACTTTACTTGTGAACGTAAATTAATACAGTGTGATACTAGTTCATTTTGTATGATATCGTGATGTGGGTTAACCGAGGTTCCCACAAGTGTAGGGAAAAATGCGTTTATATCCATGCATTCCAAAAAATTTCTCTATTATATTGTTCATACAAATCTAAACCAAGATATTCAACACAATTTACAGTTGTTTTATTAATCTCAGACTTTATTTTGTGTAAATTTGGCAATCCAACTGCATGATCATTATATATTTCATCTTGTTTTATGTTTTGAAAATCATGATCAAAATGTGGTATTTCAAAAAAATCATATATTCTTTTTGTTTGTGCTTTTGGACTGCTGCAATATCTGTTGTAATCAACAAATAAAAATCTATCTAAATAACCCATAATTATAGCGTCTTTAATATGTCTATGAGCTAATCCCATCGCACCATCTGGTCCCGCGTAATAATATGCTCGTCCCGCAATGCTACTACCCTCACGTAATGATAGATCGGCTCTAGTAAAAAATAATGGATTTTCTTTTCTAAGACGTTCAAAACTAGCCAGTATTTCGGCAGGATTTCTTACACAAACAATTATTTTTACCTGGCGTTGCAGTACTTCCTCAACCGCGGCTAGTATAGGAATCCAACCACGATCTTTATCAAAGATTATAGGTTTTTCTATATGTGAGTAATATCCTTGTAAAATACCTGATAAAACACCACGTTTGGCTTGATAATTTGGATACTCTTGATTAGATTCAATAGAATTCCAATTAGCATTAACTGTTCCAAAAATTGAAGCTAACGAAGTCACAGATTCACCATGAATTTTTGGATTTTGTTTTAAAATATTTGTTATAAGAGTTGAGCCTGATCTGGGTAATCCAGAAATAAAATGTAGAGTTTTCATTGAAGTATTTCCATTTAACTAGTATTTTATTTACTCTGTACCAGTGTTATTGTTATTTTTTTTAGGATATTTAATTAACAATTCGTTTTTAACTTGCTCAAAAGTATCTTCCCATTTACTAAATTTTTTCTGTCTAAACACTGTGGTATTTTCTGTATACCAAGGACTATGTCTGTCTCCATAAGCCCACACGTGATAAGGTAAAATTGGAATTATTACCCAAGTTTGTTTGCCCATGGCTGATGCTAAATGCGCAATGCTTGTGCATGATGAAATGACTAAATCTAAATTTTCAATACAAGCTGCGGTGTCTTCCCAGCTTATTAAAGTATGATTAAGATCAGATATAGCATCAGGTAATTCTCGTAGATCGTTATCACGTTGCAGTGAATACCATTGACAATGTGGGAATTCTTTGTGAATGTTAATCAACATTTCTGGTGGAAATATTCTAAATTGTTGATGTTCAAATTTAGGATTGCCACTCCAACGAATACCTATTTTTGGTTTATCTGATTTTATTAATGTTCTCCAAATTTCTATACTTTCTGATTTGGCAAAAATATATGGGTCATTTGGTATTGTTTCTGCGGTGTGACCAAAAACCCAACTACAACTAAACCCTGGAATCCAAAAATCATGATATGTTGACTGAACTTGATCTAATGTAATACATTCAGTAACACCTGGTATACGTAAAAATAATGAATGAATAGTTTTGTCGCAACATAATATGCATCTACCACCACGTCGCCAAACCTCAGTGGCAAATCTTGCCTGTATTATGTTATCGCCGTAACCACCCTCTAAATTTATAATTACTATTTTATTTTTTAAATCAGTTCCATCCCAAATAGGCTTTTGTGTAGACAATTTAGGTCCACCATATACACTAAGTGATCTACCATATTCAAGACATTGAAATCCTTCTTGAAATTTACCTTGATTAATCAAAAACCAACCTCTATTAAATTTTGCTCTATAATTATCTGGAACACTTGCCTCTAATTCTTGTGCGATTTTCCAAGCTTCATCAAATCTACCACGTATCATTAAATTTAATTGTTGATCTATCAAGTGCATTTAAAAAACCCTCATTATTGATATATTTACTTTTATCTTTCAACTAAAATTTTTTAAGATTTTAGTGCATGCGTAAAACTGTTACCCATACTCGCACTTAACATTGTCCAACTACTAGATCCTACTTGCGTTGGACTAGACCTATTAATAGTGTTATTTAATCCTAATTGTCCTTTACTGCCATCACCCCAAGCAAACAATTTATAGTCTGATCTAATGGCAGCACTCATACTACTACCAGTGCTTACTGTTGTCCAACTACTGACACCTATTTGTACTGGACTTGATCTATTTAAAGTTGTTCCATCTCCTAGTCTGCCACTTGAACCTACTCCCCATGCAAATAATTTGTAGTCTGATCTTATAGCTAAAGAATGATAACCGCTAGAACTAATACTAATCCAATTGCTTGTACCAATTTGAGTAGGACTACTTCTAGATAGAGTATCATTTAATCCTAATCTACCAGAAGTCCCTAATCCCCATGTAAACAATGCGCCATCACTTCTTATTGCTGAAGTAAATGACTCACCGATACTAACAGTGGTCCAACTACTTGAACCGACCTGAATTGGACTGTTAAAATCACTAATATTATTTCCTACTAATGCTGGACTACTTCTGTCTATAGTTTCATTAATTCCTAGACCCAATCTTCCACTTGTACTAGCACCCCAAGTGAATAACAAATTGTCAGAACTAATCGCAGCAGTATGTACTCCTCCAGCCGAGACACTTGTCCAACTACTTGCGCCTATTTGCGTAGGACTACTTCTATCTATGATGTCGTTAACTCCTAATCTGCCAGGGTTTCCAACTCCCCAGGCATATATTGTGCCATCAATTTCTTTTCCAATCGTATGATATCTTCCAGCACTAACACTGGCCCAGCTACTAGTACCAATTTGCGTAGGACTACTTCTGTTAATGGTATCACCAACTCCTAATCTACCGCTAGTTCCCGGTCCCCAGGCAAATAATATATTATCTGATAATATACCGACGGAGTGTTGATATCCCGCACTAACACTAGTCCAACTACTAGTTCCCACTTGTACGGGACTACTTCTAGTTATTGTGTCGCCTAATCCTAATCTACCACTAGTTCCAATACCCCACGCAAATAGTGCGCCATCGGTTCTTATGGCCAACGTCTGACTGCCGCCACCAGTAACACTAGTCCAACTACTAGTTCCCACTTGTGTAGGACTAATTCTATCTAGGGTATCATTTACACCTATTTGACCATTTACATTATCTCCCCAAGTAAATAATATTCCATCCTGTCTTATAGCAGCCGTGTGATTTGATCCTGCTGCAACACTGGTCCAACTACTAGTACCAATTTGTATTGGACTGCTTCTATTTGACAGAAGACTTGCTCCCAATTGTCCGTCCGAATCAGTTCCCCACGTAAATAATATACCGTCCGTTCTAATTGCTGCGGTGTGTGCTCCACCTGCTGCAACACTAGTCCAACTACTAGTGCCTATTTGTGTAGGACTACTTCTAGAAATGGTGTCGCCGACTCCTAATCTACCGCCAATGCCTGATCCCCACGTAAATAAATATCCATCATTTCTTATTGCAGCAGTATGTGCATAACCAGAACTAACACTGGTCCAACTGTATATAATCGTTCCTGTACCTAAAGTCCCAGCCGCTCCTTGTCCCCATGTAAATAATTTATAATCCGAATTGATAGCAGCACTATGAAGTGTTCTGGCGGCACTAATAACTCTCCAATCACCTGTGCCGATCTGAACCGGACTTGATCTAGCAATAGTATCATCTAAACCTAATTGTCCACCAGCATTCAATCCCCAGCCGAACAATTTATTATCTGATCTTATTGCTAATGTTGCATCATCACCAGCACTTACGCTAATCCAACTACTAGCTCCAACCTGTGTTGGACTACTTCTAGGAACACCAGTAGCACCAAGTCCTAAAATATCGGTACTAAGTACATTATCCCCCCAAACAAATAAAAGGTTGTCTGATCGAATAGCAGCAGTATGAGATTCTCCTGTACTCACCATTTTCCAACTTCTTAATCCAATTTGAACTGGACTGGAAGTACTTAATATTGAATTAGTACCAACAGTAAACGGATTACTCCTTAGAAGAGTTGAATTGTTACCAAGTTGGCCGTCGGCACCTTGTCCCCAAGCCAACAATAGTGACTCTGTGTTAATTGCAACTGTATGTGTACCTCCAGCACTAACACTAGTCCAACTATTAGCTGGAAAAGAAACTACAACTGGACTACTTCTGTTTGTTGTAGATGTAATTCCTAATCTTCCAGAAGAACCTAAACCCCATGCATATAATTGATTGTCTGATCTAATTGCCATGGAATGATTCATTCCCGCCGAAACACTGATCCAACTACTAGTGCCAACTTGAGTAGGGCTGCTTCTAGTAATGGTGTCACCTAAACCTAAACCTAATTGTCCATAAATATTTCTACCCCAAGTAAATAATTTGTAATCTGATCTTACTGCTAAACTAAAACCACCACCGGCACTAACACTTATCCAACTACTAATGCCAACTTGAGTAGGACTACTTCTGTCAAGGGAATCTCCTAAACCTAATCTACCATTAATTCCAGTTCCCCACGTGTAAAGAATATTGTCAGATTTCAACCCAGTAGAATGAGCGTTTATACTTATTGATGACCAATTATCTAAACCAACTTGCACTGGGCTAAGAAAATCAACTGCGTTATTACCAACTGAAGTAGGACTACTTCTATCAAAAGTATTATTTATTCCTAAACCTAAAGCTCCAAAACTACCGTTGCCAAAAGTGTACAATATATTAGCTGAATTAATTGCTGAAGTGTGTATTACACCTGCACTCACACTTGTCCAACTGCTAGTACCAACTTGAGTAGGACTACTTCTAGTTATTGTGTTGTTTAAACCTAGTCTTCCGCTTGTAGCTAAACCCCACGTAAACAAAGCGCCGTCCGTTCTTATTGCTCCTGTATGATTAGGTCCTATGCCTATGGTTGTCCAATCGCTAGTACCAACTTGTGTAGGACTTGATCTAGAAATTACATCTGATAATCCTAGTTTGCCATTTCCACCATCACCCCACATATATAATTTGTTACTTCTGATTCCACCAGTAAAATTATTACCTGCATCAACTATTATCCAACTATCTGTTCCCATTTGAACAGGACTACCTACACTTCCAGCAGTATTGCCTACTAAGGTAGGACTACTTCTATTTAAAGTTTCCGCTACTCCTAATCTACCGTTGGCTCCTGAACCCCATGCATAAAAAATACTGTTATTTAGTGTTGCTAATGAATGAGCATCAGCGGCACTTATTAAAGTCCAACTATTAGTACCAATTTGTGTTGGGCTACTTCTAGAAATAGTATCGTTGGTACCTAATCTACCACTTGAATTTCTACCCCATGTAAATAATCTGCCATCAGACCTAATACCTAACGCATGATCTACACCTGCACTCACGCTTGTCCAACTACTAGTTCCAACCTGTGTTGGACTACTTCTGTTTGACAGATCAGCTAACGCGGTTGATGAAAGTCCTAATTGTCCTATACTGCCTTGTCCCCAAGTATATAATAAACCACTTGAAATAATTCCAGCAGTAAAATATCCTCCAGCACTGATAGTTGTCCAACTACTAGATCCTATTTGAACTGGACTGCTTCGTGATAACGTATCGCCAAACCCTAGTCTTCCACTTGTTCCTAAACCCCAAGTAAATAATGAACTACCCGATCTTATAGCAGCAGAATGGGATCTTCCAGCACTTACGCTAGTCCAACTGCTTGTACCAATTTGAGTTGGACTACTTCTATTTAATGTGTCACCTAGTCCTAATCTGCCGTTTCCACCTGCTCCCCAAATAAAAAGTGCACCATCACTTCTAATAGCAGCAGCATGATTAGTTCCCGCTGAAATGCTAATCCAACTACTTGTACCAATTTGAGTTGGACTACTTCTAAGTATTGTATCGTTTAAGCCTATTCTTCCATTTGTACCACTACCAAAGGCAAACAATGCATTATCTGATCTTAATGCAAAAGTGTTATAACCGCCAGCACTAACAGCCAACCAACTACTAGTGCCTATTTGTATAGGACTGCTTCTAGCAATGGTGTCACCGGTGCCTAAACGTCCTGAACTACCTGTTCCCCAAACAAATAACTTATTATCTGATCTTATAGCAGCACTATGTGTGTAACCGGCACTTATACTTGTCCAACTAAAAATAGGAGTTAAAACACCTAATTGACCATTTATTCCTTCACCCCAAGAAAAAATTACACCATCTGATCTTTTAGCTAATGAATGATTCTGGCCGCCAGTTACTGCAACCCAACTACTTGTTCCTAATTGCGTTGGACTTGATCTATTTATAGAATCTCCTAAACCTAATTGTTCTGAGCTATTTGCTCCCCACACAAATAACTGATTATTTGAATTAATTGCCAGTGAATGTGCTATTCCAGCACTGACACTTATCCAACTGTCTGAACCTATCTGAGTTGGACTGCTTCTATCTACCGTACTAAAAGTAGGTATACCTAATCTACCACTACTTGATGAACCCCATGTAAAAAGTAAATTATCCGATCTTAACGCTAAAGTATGAAAATCACTTGAACTCACACTAATCCAACTATCATTACCTATTTGTGTAGGACTACTTCTGTTCAAGGAATCTCCTAAACCTAATCTACCACTAGTACCAGCTCCCCATGAAAAGAGTTTGTTATCTGATCTTATTGCAGTGGTAAATGATGAGCCAGAGCTTACACTAGTCCAACTATAAATTGTGGAAAGAACTCCCAATCTACCACCGTCACCATAACCCCAAGTAAAAAGTTTATTGTTAGAGTTTATAGCAGCAGAAAACTCTGTGCCTGCATCTATACTGATCCAACTGCTTGAACCTAATTGAGTCGGACTACTTCTAGTAACACGATCACCAAGACCTAGTTGCCCACGTTGACTTATTCCCCACACAAATAACAAATTATCTGAACGAATAGCTAAGGTATAATTATCTCCGGCACTAACGGCCAACCAACTACTTGAACCTATTTGAGTTGGACTACTTCTGCTTAATGTATCGCCAGTTCCTAAAACTCCATTATTAAGTCCCCAAGCAAATAATAAATTATCATTTCTAATCGCTAAGGTATGAGTATCTCCGGCACTAACACTAGTCCAACTATACAGGTCAGTTGTTGCACCTAACTGGCCTAAAGTATTATCTCCCCAAGTCCATAAAAAAAGATTTGTAGTTATAGATCCAGCTGCCGCAAATAAGGTGCCTATATCAACACCAATACTTTGAAAGTTAGCTGTGCCGTATGGTGTACCCAAAGCAGCGTCTGCATAAAAATTACTAATGTCTGAACCACTTATTTGATAACTTACGTCGGCACGTTTAGACGTAGAACCTATAGGTTCAAATAAAGTGTCTAAATCAACGCCATTAACTGTAAAACCAGCCATTTATTGTCCTTGATACATTGGCCAAACTACATTTGCTAAATCTTCTTGACTTGTAATATCAGCTAACGCTTGCATATAATTATCCATATTTTGTAAATCGTCAGTCGTAGGTAAATTTAATCGGACTTGCCTTTCATATCTAGTATATCGCCATTCGAATTCTTTCATTAGTTCATCACGTTTTTGTCTGACAGGCTGTAATAATTCATCTCTTGACGGCGGTGTATATGGCGGTAATGGTGTTATTTCTCTATGCTCATAAACTTCACCATTTTGTACACTGTAAGTTGGAAAATCACTCATTCTATGAGTAGAAGAGTCAAATGCAGTAGTATCTGGTATAATTTTAACAAATCCATTATCACGCATATATGTGGCATTATTTTGACAAAGAATATTAAAATTGTTAATGCCATTCCAAAATTTAGGAATAGAGTAATATACTCCTTTTACCTCATTGTCTACCACATTCGCATATACCGTCATTTTTTACTTTCCTCAATCATTGTTTTAAGATTGTTAATTTGTTGTTGTTGTTCCTTAATAGCCTCTATTAATAATCCAATAATACTATCGTAAGATACAGATTTGATTCCCTTTTCATTTGTTTGAACAACTTCTGGTACAATTTTTTCTATTTCTTGAGCAATAATTCCTATTGATGCTGCCTTAGTGTCACGCCATGTAAATGATACACCACGAAGATTTAATACTTTTTCTAGTGCATTTTCTAATGTTTGAATATTTTCTTTACTATTTATGTCTGATAGTGTATTGAAAATTGTTGCATTTAGTGTTCCAGTGTTTGGGTTAAAATAAAATTTAGTGGTAGTAACTTCAGCAGTTTGATTACTTCCTGCGGCAGCAACAAATACTGGATAATGTGATGCATTTGTTGTTGTGTCATCAGTTGCATTTATCGTCGTAGATGGTCCAGTTGGTCCCTGAGGTCCTTGTATACCTTGTGGCCCTTGTATACCCTGAGGTCCCTGCGGTCCTTGTGGCCCTTGTATACCCTGAGGTCCCTGCGGTCCTTGAGTTCCTAATGGTCCAATTGGTCCTTGTGGTCCTTGTGGTCCTTGTGATCCTAAATTACCCTGCGGCCCTTGTGGTCCCTGTGGTCCCTGTGGGCCCTGCGGTCCTTGTATTCCCTGTGGGCCCTGCGGTCCTTGTGATCCAGGATTACCCTGTGGTCCTTGTGGACCTTGTGGTCCTTGTGATCCAGGATTACCCTGTGGTCCTTGAGGTCCTTGTATGCCTTGTGGTCCCTGTGGCCCCTGTGATCCTGTTGGTCCAATTGGGCCCTGAGGTCCCTGAGGTCCCTGTGGTCCTGGATTACCCTGAGGTCCTTGTGGTCCCTGTATACCTTGCGGTCCCTGTGGCCCTTGTGGCCCTTGTGGCCCTTGTGGCCCTTGTATACCTTGTGGGCCCTGAGGTCCTTGTGGTCCCTGTATACCTTGCGGTCCCTGTGGCCCTTGTGGCCCTTGTATACCTTGTGGGCCCTGAGGTCCTTGTGGTCCTTGTGGTCCTTGTGGTCCCTGTGGTCCCTGAAGACCTCTTGGTCCTTGTGGTCCCTGTATACCTTGCGGCCCCTGTGGCCCTTGTGGCCCTTGTATACCTTGTGGGCCCTGAGGTCCTTGTGGTCCTTGTATACCCTGAGGTCCTTGTATACCCTGAGGTCCTTGTGGTCCCTGTATACCTTGCGGTCCCTGTGGCCCTTGTGGCCCTTGTATACCTTGTGGGCCCTGAGGTCCTTGTGGTCCTTGTGG